TGTATTTGCTGCTGTACCTGGTATTCCTTGAGAACCTGTAGGTCCTATTGGTCCTATTGATCCTGTAGCACCTGTATTTGCTGCTGTACCTGGTATTCCTTGAGAACCTGTAGGTCCTATTGGTCCTGTAGCACCTGTATATCCTGTCGGTCCATATGGTGGTTTCTGCATATATATAAATCTTGCAACTTGTGATTGTATCCAATTTGGTGTTGGTTCATCTACAACCTCATGAAGTACAGGCAATCCAAAACTATTTATCTGATATACATATCCAACAGAATTATCCGCAGGGCTACCACCATATACACCTTGTGAAGGATCTATTTTTGCATTAAATCCATCGATATCTTCTAATACAACATGACATTGATCATAATTTATAGGAATTACCGATTTAATACGAAAAACATATCCATTATTATTATTTCCTGTATACATACCTGGACGAATACTTGAACAATTATAAATACCAGCACCATAAGGTTGACTTGTTGAAATAAATAAAACATTATATTCATTCGGGTTTGCTCCCACTGTTACATTTTTATATAAAACTTGTAAACAAATTGGAGGTGAATATAGAACACCTGTACCACCTGTATTTGAAATTAGTTTATTATTACTAAATTCAAATATGGGTGATGACATCACTTATCCTAATAAACAATCAAAACTAATTCTTAAAATATTAACCAATATTTAATTTAAAAACTGTAATGTTATATATATTGAATATCCTTGTCCTAAATCATTTTTTGCACCTGGAAAATTAGCTTGAGTTAATCCTGACATTGTAATTACTTGAACACCACTATCTATTGTAATATACCCTCCATTTGTTGGAGAAATACTACCACATTTTACATTTGCAACAATAAATCCACCATAAGTATAATAGGTTATAGAACCAATCAATGCAGGAATACGTGATGAACTATATGTATTTCCATTTAAATTTATACCAAATTGGGAACCAGTTGCAGTTCCTGGTAGATATGTTCCTACTTTTTCAGGAATTATTACATATGCATCACCAATTGTAAAATTAAAACCTCCACCAGATGCTTTTGCGTATATTAATACAATGTTATCGGGTGAATTTATCGGAGGAGGTATTCCAATACTTTCAATAAACATATTATAAACATTATTTATTACAGCTATTTGATTATTTCCTGATAGTAATGTAACTTTTAATAAGAATAAATCTGCTGATGCAGATGGTTGTATAGAATCTATTCTATAAATATGATCTGATCCTAGAGCAGTATTTAAAAGGTGTAAAATAGAATTTGCTGCAACATTATTAAAAAATCCAGATAATAATTTTGAAGATATATCTTGAACAGATATATTTAATGTTTCGATATCATTTAAATTACCTGATGATCTGGCGGTAGTTATAGAAAATTGTGTTAGTGTTGGTGTTGCACCTGATGTATCAATTAAAGTATAACGAAAATATAAAGGATTTGTAGAGTTTGTATTAATTACATTACCATCAAAATATAAATTATGATTAGATGTATTTAATTGATGAAGTGAACCATCATAATCTGTAAGTTGAATTGTTGATATTACTGCGTTATTTGTAGAAATTATATCTCCATACATTAAATTTAAATATGATGTTTTTACATATAAATTGTCAATATTTGCTGATAAAACATTTAATTTATTTACATTAATATTATCTGATGATATTTGTGATGTAGATATACTATCACTAGCTATTAATGAACTTGTATAGACTTTTAATGATGATATATTATTAGCATTTAAAAATATTGTATCTATAAAATCACTTGAATAGATTGTACTTGCAAAAATTGTTGAATGATATGAATAATCTATATAAATAGTACTCGCAGTAATAGTACTTGCTAAAATATAATTTGCATTTTGTTGAACAGTAACTGTTAAATTATTTATACTTAAACTATCTGCAGAAATTCTCTTTGTATTAAAATTATCTGTTTCAATATAAGTCGTAGAAATGTTATTTACTTTTAATATTTCATTTAATGTATTATTTGTAATAGTTATTGTATTATTATTTATAGATTTAAACATAAATGAATCTATAGAAATAGTTTGCGCATTTAATGATTTAGTATAAAAAGATTGTTCTAATCCATATACTGTACTGATTAATTGTATATTTAAATTACTAGATACATTTACTGCAACCATTCCTGTTAAATAACCATTTGGATATAGTATATTTGTAGTAATACTATTAATATAAGGACTCCATGATATTCCATTACCACTTGTAAAAGTATTATAAGGATTATTTTGTAGACCAACCCACCATGCAGAACCATCATAATAAGGTCGTGAAGGTTTTCCACTGGGGAAATTTTCCATATTAATCCAATTATTTCCGTTATCTAAAGAATATTTATGAAATGATGTAGTTACTAATAGCGTTATAATATTATTTGCAGCCAAGTATCCACTTTCATTATTTAAATTATTATTTGTAGTTGGAGAATTCCAAGCATTACTTCCTGTTGAACTTACTAATATATTTTTATATAATGAATTAGATGCTAAAACAATAAAATGTGTACCTGTATATGCAATATCATAAAAATAAGAATTATTATCAAAAATATCATTTATATTCCAATTGGAACCATCCTTACTCCAAACTAAAGAATATGAATCTTCTGTAGGAGAATAACTATTTGAACCACAACATACCCATATATTATTATTATATGCTATTCCTGTATATATAGATGCTTGATTAAATAAACTATAAGAACTATATGAATTACACCAATTAATATTATCCTTACTCCATAATATTGATTTATTTCCAGAATCAGAACCTATTGCATGCCAAATTCCAGCTGCATAATATATACGATTTCTTATTTGATTTTTAGAAAGTTCAGGTGTCATACTATTAAACCAAGATTTACCATCGAACGACCATTGAATATAACCTAAGTTTGTTGAATTTATATTAGGATCAATAGAACTATTATCTCCACATGCTACATAATATCCAGCATTATTTACAGAAATATCTATACCACCATTATAAAATCCACGAGTTCCTTTAATTGCATTATACCAGTTAACTCCAAGATCATCACTAAATTGTATTGTTCCTTCAACATTATCTATATTTGCTGTACCAACAGTAATATATATTCTTGTAACTGTCGTTTGACGAAGTTGTGATTGGATATTATTTGATAAATTAATTACATTATTCGATAAATTATTTAATGAATTATCTAATATAGATTTTGTAACATCGCCAACTTGTTCATAATTATAGTATAAGTGTGTTGTTGAAGTTGTTAATGTGTTAAATATGTTCTTGTTTGAATTATCTTGAATTTTAAGAATATTTGTATTTAAATTATATACATAAGCAGAATCAGAACCAGTCGGAAATGCAAAAGTATTTAAAATATCATATGTTCCATCAGATTTAACAGAAAATGTAATATAACCGTAAGGTTGATTAATAAAAATTGTTGACTGATTACCAGAAAAACTTGTTCCTGTAATTGTACTTAAAACTATTGAATTACCTGTTGATGCATATCCATCATTATCACGTACAGTAATAATACTTCCTACATTATTATTATAAGGAAAATATACAATATATGGTGGACTTCCTGATGCCGTATCTACTAAAACTACTGATGTATTTGCAGTAGTTGTCGTTGGCATACCTCTATCAAATATAAAATATCATTTAGTATATATTTTAACGCCTAGTATATTTATTGGTCTAAGGTTTTCAATATATCATAAACAAGAATATGTCCTATCAATCTGCAAATCCATTTATTACAAATATTGTACCTTTATTTAATGTTACAAATAGTCCAGGAGGACCTTCTTCTACTACCTCAAATTATTCATCACAAATTAACGGATTTCAGAAAATGTTAAATTATAATACTAATACCCTTAATGCTGATAATATAAATGGTTTAACAGGAAAAATTGTAACTATAAATTCAGATATATATCTAAATGGATCATTAGTATCAAATGGTTTTAATATGGGTACAAATAATTTTGGGTCAAATATTACAAATTGTTATAATTTTAATGTAAGTACACCAACAGCAAGTATGAATATAGGAAGTGCAACCGAATTTAATCCTGGTATAAGATTTTATACAAATAATATAGAGGCATTTTATATTGATTATCAAGGAAATGCATTTTTTAGCGGCACAATTACATCCAAAGGAACACAGACATATTCAGATGAAAGACTAAAAACAAATATTGTTTCCTTAAGTGATTCAGTAGGTTTAGTTTCTCAATTACGCGGGGTTCAGTTTATAAAAGATAATATATCTACTATTGGTTTTATTGCTCAAGAAGTAAATACTATTCTTCCAAATATAGTCAATACATCAAATGCGTATTGGTCTGTTGACTATTTACAAGTTATACCTCTTCTTGTAGAATCTATTAAAGAATTATCTAGTAGAATAAATAGTATAGAAAAGATATTAGAAACTAGAATAACTCGTGGTGGGAATTAAGGTAAAACTAATATTATTATTGGCAGGCATGTATATATCAAAATAAGGAACTGTTGCATCTGGTAATGTTGAACCAGTATTACTTAGCCAAAATTCAACACGAAATTTAGAAGTATTATTTGGAATTTGTTGTGTAGTATTAATAATACTATAAGGTAAAAAAGTTAATGATGAGTTAATTTGTGAATATTGATTATTTCCAATTCGTGATGTAACAGAAACACCAGGAGTATTAGTATTTAGAGAATTAAATGCTCCTAAGGTACTTACCCATGTAAACGAAGGTATTTGTAGAGATGTCGTGCTTACATAGATAGAATATTGTAGATTTACATTTACAACATAGTTTCCTGAATTGATTAAGGATTGAGCATTTAATGGGATAGTTATATCATTTATTTTAATACCGATTGGACCTTGTGGATAGTTTCCGTTATATGTACTTATAAAGTCTTTTGAAGTACCTATTGAATAAAAATATGTTTTACCATTATATTTAATATTACTATCTAGTATATTTAACGTTGAAGTAATATTTGATGTATTTAATGATATAATATTTGTTGTTGAAGATATTTGAGTATCTACATAAGAGCTAATTCCTGAAGTAATCGTAGATGTATCTTGTACTCCACAGGCTCTTTGATATTGATTAAATGTATAAGGTTTTAAGAAACCATTATTTCCAACAGCTAACATTGTTAATGGTGGATAACCAGCTGTAATTGTTGATAGTGGAAAGGCATTTTGAAAGTATATTGTATTAAAGTTACCGGAAGATGACATCTATGTAGATTTATAGATATTCTTTATACTTTATAATCCATATAACATTTGGAGATGTACAAATGATGTTTTCCAACGTTTTATATCTTCTGATTTAAGTAATGACCTTTCAAGAGCATTTTTTAACATGATTACTATTTCTTGAAGGGTTTGTTTTATGGATTGACGTGTATAGGTTGTTTGTAATAATTCTTGTGTAAAGATTTCTTTTTGATTTTGTTGATTGACAGAATTATGACAGTTCCAGAGCCATAAGGACAGTATTGACTTTCTTTCTGAACCTTTTACAAGTCGTAGATCAGGTAGAGGATGATTCATTTTCCAGGTTAAGTAATGTTGTTTACATAATGCACATGGCATAACAAATGCTTGTATTTTTAACAAAATAGTCCAATTATCAGCTTCATCATTTGCTAATATAGGATGACTAACACTTCCACTGCATTCAGCAAGTGTATGGAGAATAAACCAAAATTTTGGACCCCAGTCTTCTCGTTGAAGGCTCATTAGTTCGTATCGGTAAAATTGAATTAATTGATTTCCGCAGTTATAGCAACAAAAAATGGAAGTTCCATCATCCTTATTTGAGAGTTTTGAATATGCATTGCGTCAAGAAGCAAAGCGAATATGTAGAGATGCTGCAAAAATTTTAAATCTTCCTGAAAAGGATGTTGAAGAGAAAGTATTAAAATCCATGCCAAAGTCTAAGCTAACAGTTATAAAGGATAATGAACTATCCTATAGCTGTCCCATATTCATGTGTGAAAAGGGTTTGACACATCGTTGTCGTCTTCCATGTATTCTTGGAACAAATCGTTGTTATAAACATCAGACTATTGACTATATTCCTGAACCCTTAGAAGACCAAGTAACTCTTACACGAATTCAAACTACAAAAGATTCACTTGAATCATTATGGTGTAATGAATTAGATGGGAGTATATATAATGAACATTCTGAGTGTGTAGGAACTTATAAGAATAGAAAACTGATCCTTTATAGTTTTGAAATAACTTAGTAGATAAAATTGACAATAAGTTGTTTTTTATATATTACATATACTATGACAACAACCTATTTATTTTCAGATACATATAATCATGAAACATTCAAACTTATTTATGATGTGAATCCTTCACCTGTAATGGGAAGTTTATTTGACCTAGTTCCGATTGCATTTCCAAGAAAAATAGGACCCATTGAAGAACAATTTCCTTCCTTACTCTCTATTCTTAAAGATGTACCTCTACAAGTTCGCATATTCTTATATGCATTAAAGCATGAAAGAATTCAAAAACACTTTCTTTCTTGGCATAAATATGACTTATTTATAAAAAGAATGAATTATCTAAATTCATCGTATCCTTTACTACAACTGAATATGACATATACGGATATATATTCATACCCAAGTTCGAATGACATATACGCATGGATAACGAAAGAACAACATGTCAAATCTGCATTCCTTATTTTAGTACAACGATGGTTGTATAAGAAATATAAGAGGAATATTATTAATGAAAATGACCCTTGGACACTTTCTCCTCCTGAAAAATGTGTAAAATTATTTGATGTACGATCACGTGGAGTATATATCTTTGAAGCATCATCACTAAAAAAACACATGGAATTCTCTCTAGGATATTCTGAATGGCAATTTCCTGTACCAAGTTGTCCTAAAAATCCCTTTACAAATATTGAATTTAATCAAGGACAGCTTGGAGCTATTCGTGAAAAAATACGTTTACATGGATTTAGTTCATGGATGATTGAAGCATTCGCAGAATCATTTTGGGATATTCACACATTCAAAAATGATAATGCAGTCATGTTGAAGATATACTCTGTAAAACAGCTGGTAAAAAATCCTGAATCAACCGAATGTAGGGAAACTCTTCAAGAGTTTATTGAACAAGAATTCGAATACAATAATTACAGGGATGATAGATATATTGTAGCATTAAAATGGGCTGTAAAAAATCGAATCAAAGATCCATATATGATTGAATGGTTACAACTATTCAAAGCATACCATATACTAAAAATTCGTCACGGAATTGTTTCTATAAATAATCATCATCTTACCAATATTCATAGAGAATCATATGAATTACTTATGAATAAGGCTGTAATTAAAAAATTCATTAAAGAACGTGTAGAGACTATACGTAAGAGTAATATATCGGTTGTTTCTACTGATACTAATCCTGCTCTTAATTCCGTCACACCGCTAACCGAGCATCAACCTAATCCTCCAGTTCAAGATATTAACTATGGTATAGGATTGTTGCAGGATATAGAAAATCATATGGAAATGCTATCTCTTTTACCATCCCATGATATTAATCATCATAATATTCAATATCTTATTAACATGCTTGATAATGATGAGAATATTTAGGGTACAAGGATAAATTCCTTTTTTTTATGTACAACTTCCCTAGGTAGTCTTTCTCTATAAAGTTTACTTAGTCTATCTAGTATGGATGTATATGTATCTATATTCTGCTCCTTACACCATTCAGAAATATTGTGCTTTGATCTTCCCCAAATCCACATATGTTCATTACAAATCCAGTTGGACCACCACCTTGTAAGAAATCTTGACTCCTCTGGCTTTCCAATTCCATGTGATTTTTGTTGGTCTTCTAGTGACCATTCATCAGGAATATCTTCAATAATTCCAAAATATGTATCATAAAACTCTTCTTTTGATTCATCGGATAACCATTCACCATTTGTTGTCATATGGGTTTGCAAAATTCGTTTCCAATATGGTGATAGTTTTAATGTAGGTAGTAGATCATATATTTCACCCATAGTATTTCCACCAGCTCCACGCCAAGTCATACCTAATAAACATTCATTAGGTATAGCAAATACTCTTCCTTTGCGAAGACTTAGAGAATCCCACTCAGTTAACCATGATTGTTGGTCTCCAGATTTCAGAGCCTTCCAGGATGATCTAGGAATTTTAATAGATGTAATACAGTGACAGATACACTTTGCAAATATTGTATAGGTATTCATATTCTGTTGCAGAGCTTCCACACATGGTTTTAACTTCTTGGATACTTTTTTATATAATTTCCAAAACTTCTCATCATCTAAATGACATACATTATTCCAAGTATCAACAAGCTTACTATAACCAGATTTAGTATTTACTATACCATTCATTAATACCCACCAGATACTTGAATCCTTCTCCGAACATATCATAAGTTGCCAACAAAGTTGTAGTCTACCTTCTTTTGTCGTTGATAATGTTGACCATTCTGCTAACCATGCAATTTTTTTAAGACCTATGAACATCATCCATGCTAATAACAATAATCTCCTTGATTCACTGCCATAACATGATTCTTCTAGCTCATGAAGCCAGAATACAGCCTCTTTACATTCTCGTTTTTTTAAAGAATATAAGAATGCTGAACGAATTTCATCAAGCCTGTATAAATGTTTTGTAAGAATCATTATCTTAAATAGTAGTTGTTAGCATAGTAATATAAAAAATTTGTGGTTAATTTTTTTCATATATTGTATTCAGTATTAATAATGGACTGTGTCAAAAACATTATAATTTTTTTTGGTAAAATCATTCAGAGTATAGTATCTATGGGTGATGACCCTGCAAATGAAATAATTCCCAGACTTTGGTTAGGAAATCGTCAAGCAAGTCAGAATGAATTTTGGTTACGTCAAAATGATATTACTGTAGTATTTAATGCTACAAAAGATATACCCTTTGTTTCTGGAATTTCTTCTATGTATAGAGTTCCTGTTGATGATAACTTACAAGAAGATGAAATACGTAATATGGGACTATGGTCATGGGAAATTGTATTCAAAATTATAAAAGAATATAAACAAAGAAAAACAATTCTTATACATTGTGCGGCAGGTATGCAACGTTCTGCTGCAATTGTTGCAATGGTTTTAATTGCTATGTTTCGTTGCAGTACTGATGAAGCTATTGCATATATAAAAAAGAAAAGATCTATTGCCTTTTATGGTCAAGCAAATTTTTACAAGTCCATAAAAGGATTTGAAAAAAGTTTTTTTGATATGATCGTAAAAGAAAAACAATATAGTAAGTATCCTAAACTACCTTTGCCTCCTTAGGCCCAACTCGCTCCTAGAAAGATCATCCATATAAAAATAAGCTCTAGTCTAATACGTTTTTAAAATATTGATAATTCTGTCATTATTATAATTTATGCTCAAATACTTACTCGGATTTGGATTCTTTTCTATATACTCCCAATATGCATCTGTAATAAATGATGAAGAGCCTTTTACATTTGTACAGTTTCCTATTATATTTTCTCCCATTAAATTATTTATTCCACGAATCGAACATAAAAGTTTTGGATGATTCAGTTGTGGTAAATCTACCGATATATCATTTCCTGATGATACACTAAATGGTGAAGTATGTGTAAACCATGCTACAGGTACTGAAGAATCTGAGGTCTTTCTTAGTAGCCAATCTAGTTCAGATGATCTTAGTTTCAGTGATTTTTCTTTTGAAATTAGTTTAGGACCATTTACTGAATTGACATAAATAGGATTATTTGACATTTGATTCCACAATGGTGTAAATAAAAGTTGTAGTCTAGGTTCTCGAATATATATAGATTGTTGAGAACATAATAAGGTTTTTTTAAGATTCCATATTTCAATACTTTCATAACATGCATGTAAACGTTCTTGCCATGTATATTTTTTTTCTTCAGAATCTGAAAGCTCTAAATATCCAGGTACCCAGTATATATTTTCATAAGTTGACTCACACCACTTTAAAAAGTCACGTGTCTTGTTGCACTTTGGTAGCCCGATGTCTCCAAGAAGGGCGAGGTTTTGTGCTACAGGTGCTAATAGCTGGCATGATTGTTTTACAGGAAGTTTATGAACTCTTAGATTACTCGCAAATTGAATTCTAAATATTGATGACCTCATTACTTTAGTATACTACGATTTATTTAGGCCAATATAAATAGGATGGTAAAAAACCGCACAAGAAAGAATAATTTTCCATCAAGTAAAGTACAACATCATCACTTATTACTACGTATGGAGCTTGAAACATGTCCTCATGAAGATGATAAAGAAAAAGTGAAACATATGATTGACCAAATTATTAAAGATATTAACATGAAAAGTCTTGCTTCTCCTCATGTATACTATATGAAGTATCCGCGATTTAATGAAGGTCTTACAGGAATTGGTCCTATTGAAACAAGCCATATTGCCTTTCATTTCTGGAACCGTCCTGATCCTCGTATTCTTCATACCGGTTCAAGTAATTGTTTACTTCAATTCGATATTTATACATGTGGATTTCTTTCTACTAAAAATATTGGCAAGGTACTCCATCATTTAACTCAATACAGACCTACCTATGTGGATATAACCTTGCTAAATCGTAATACTGGTTTAACGATTGATAGACATATGCATTGGAATTCTGAAGATGGTCAATCTTGGGTTGATTGGCTAAAAACACGTGTATTTCATTAATTATTTAGTAGTATTGTATGCTTCTATAGTACGTGCACTAGGATCTGTCGCACCAGGAGTCCAGCGAGGCATCCAGTGATAGGGTACTACACATTGTTCTGCCGAACCATAGTAACGGTTAAACAGAACACGATAATAATATGCCTCGGCTGTTTTTGGTGTTAAATGTGTGAACATCTTCGCTTTTTGTTCCCAGTCAGGACCAACTTCTGCTAATGCACGTTCTTGGCATTCTTCATACCACGACTTTATCTTACCACTTACACCATCACTAAATGCCTCTTTTTTACGTAGGATTACACATTCAGGAAGTAGGTTTGTCATCATGAATGCCGAACGTAAGATTTGTTTCTCGTTAATTCTATCCTTTACAGGACGACGAATTGAAGTTGCTAGACTTTTCGCTACCGCTACAAATTGTTTATCTAAGAACGGCGTTCGCGGTTCTAGACCATGACTGCTAATGCAGCGATCTGAGCGTAGGACATCAAATAAGTGAATGTCTTTTAGTAGACGACTTGTCTCAGCTTCAAATGCTTCATCAGAAGGTGCATTGTAAAAATACATGTATCCACCAAAGACTTCATCTGAACCATCACCATTAAATACAACCTTGCAATCTGTGCGTCTAGCAATCTCACGACTTACAAGCCAGTTTCCAACTGATGCACGAACCGTTGTGATATCAAAACTCTCAATCGATTGAATGACTTCAGGAATTGCTGCGAAAAAATCATCAGGAGTCATAATAATTTCTGTATGGTCAGAACATATATGATCTGCTGCAATTCTTGCATATTTTAAATCTTGTGAACCCTCAAATCCAATACTAAATGTCTTTAAAGGCGGTTTTCCAGCCTCCTTTAGTTCTTTTTGTACAAGAGCTGCAATAAGACTACTGTCAAGTCCACCACTTAGTAAGGCCGCAACAGGACGCTCCATCATCATACGCTTTTTCACAGCTACTTTCAGACTTTTTGATAGTGCATCTAGACTTCCTTCACAATCTTCATAGTCAGGATTTTTTAACCAAGGAACTGTGTGATAGGCTTCAAAGCCAATACGTTGCAGAGTTTTTATGTTATATGCCGCATAGTGTCCAGGAGGAAATGCTTCTACAATTGTACAATCTCCTAGGTTCAGTGCCTTTAATTCACTCGAAAACTTAATACGTACTACAGGTCTTAGCTTTCCCGATGAATCCGTAATACACATACGATCCTTTACTGATTGAACAGGTTCTCCAAGTGTATATCCGACAAATAGTGGACGAATTCCATAAGGATCACGACCAACAAAGGCAATTCCTGCGGTTATATCAATTACAATCATTGCAAATACACCATCTAGACTTTGAAATAGTGTTTTAATATCAGTTTGCGTTCCTAAGGTTTCAAACAAGGGTCCTAGAACTGAACAATCAGAACCACTTACATCAATTGAATGGCGTTTGGCTAAATCCTTCCAATTGTAGATTTCACCGTTACATACCCAAACAAGGTTTTTCTTAGTATTTGTCATAGGTTGCATTCCTGATGGTTCAAGTCCATTAATAGCTAACCGTGTAAATCCAAGTTGAAACCCCTTGTCCTCAATCATTCTTGCACCTTCAGGACCACGTCCAGAAAGATTCTTAAGTAGGGTTTCAGCTTGTTCCTTAGAATAGACATCTCCTAGTACTCCCCAGATACCACACATTCTTAAATTTAACCTAAGTAATTGTTTAGACCAAAAAATTATGATGGTGTATTACAGAACAGATGCCCTTAGATGCAAGTGATAGACTTCGTAAACTTAAAGAAATTACTCAATTTTGTGGTTATGTAAATACACAAGCAAAGTCTCAACCTGGTGTAAATGTAAGTACCTGTAGTGGATTTAATAGTAGTAGCAATATACGTAAGTACTCAGATTTTGCTACAAAATATGCGTTACAAGAAGGATTAGGATATTACAGCAAGTAGTAGAGTTAAAGCTAAAGTATTTAGAGAATAGTATTGACATAGTTACAGATGTCAATAGTAGTAAAGACTCAAGATGAACGACTAAAAGAAAGTATTCGTATCTTAAGTAAACTCAAAGAACTAGGAGTTCATGTTACAGATCATTCTTATAAAGAAATAAGTGGTCGTTTTAATGATTGGATAAAAACTGGAGAAGAATGGAGTGGAACGATTGAATTTCCAAAATACCGACGAACAGCTAATATCCATCTTCCTGTAAAACAAGGAAAATATGCCAAATGTGATTTTCTTGTTTGGAAAGATTAGTAGGCAAATAATAATGATCCACGTCCACCATAGATTTTTAGTATGTTATATGTCTCAGCCCAACAGTAGATCCAAAGACGTTGTGAATTGCGAATACCAAGACGTAGTTCTTTTTTCATGATACGATTCATATTCGCTTCACCGTTAACAATTGATGCTGGTGTATATCCAGCGTTCACACCAAACGGAATACAGTACATATATCGATTGATCCATGGACTCTTTCGTTCTTCCAAGCTTGGTAAAATACTTCTATACAAGGCACAGTTTTCTGTACTTGTACGGACGTAGGAACCTTCATAGATTAATTCAATTAAAGTAAATGGTTCTGAGCCACGTGTAGAAAATCCTGGAACTAGTGTTGTAAAATATCCTGGATTTAATCCAGAACAATCTGGCCACCATAGTTTTGTATTGTTATTATTGTTACTTAATTCTGCTGTAGATAAGAAAAATGCATTATAGTTCATTGCAGAATAATTTTGAGCCATGAAAAATAAGTGACGAATTGGATTTTGTAATTCTAAAGCAACTTGGTAGTATGGTGCACGCTGAGTATCTTTAGGATCTAATCGAACATGTTGAATAATAGGTACTTCAATATCTGCAAGACGAAATTGATTTGCTTCAGGTTTATCTAAATAAATATATTCGGCTAATAAGTAACTATCTCCTAAAGTAAATTTATTCGGCATTTGAATATTTGGTATAGATGAAACAGGATTATTTGAAATTCCTGGTATGACATTGCCACTTAGGTCATTTGCATAAAATGAACTATTTTGTATAGGCCATAGTGAAATTCCTTCTGCACTTGTGGTTGAATTAGTTACTATATGTGATTCTGTATAATAAAGACTTGTCAGTGGTCGGAATTGAATACTTACACGAACTTCATCAACATTTAGACTATCAATAGGTAAGGCAGCACCAAGATCACCACGACTAAACCAGAATGGTAGTGGAACAATGACTTGAGTAGGTATTGTTGAATTTCCAAGACTTGTTTGTGTAAATCCGTTTTGAACACGACAAATCATAGCATTAACATCATTTACTTTTTCTAGAGGTGTATTGAATTCATCAAGAACTTCTAAAAGACGTCCATCAAGAGTTTCAACGATATTGCCACCAATGCTAACATTTGCGTTTGCAATTAATGCATGTCCAAGACTATTTGTCCAGCCAAATCTTGGACCAACAAAGTTTATTCCAGCAGCAGTCATAGCATTTTGTTGAGGTGTATAAATATCGGGCATAGTAGTAACTAGATATAGACGTGTAATGAGTTCACCCTTTTTAAGTAAACGACAAGATGCTGTTTGATTGAATTGTGGAGATTGTTGAAAATCCAGTCGTTGCCACTGAGTTGTCATACGACCGACACGAATATGTATACGAATATATGCTTTTACATCAGTTATAACTTTTGGAAGTAGTCGTTCATCTTGAATCCCACTATGTAAAAGGCGAACCAATGAGGCTACCATATCTAACAATAGGATGTAATCTCTAAATGGATTTTTTTTCAATATATGTCATACTATTCCATTTATATACTATAATGCATGGAATGTAAAAAAGTAAATCACAAATAATAGCTATAGGTAATGATGATATAGCTGCAATAATTGGTGCAAATGGATACTTACCTGAATCATTAGACATGACAGTCATCATTATTGCACCAAGTGTACCACCAAAAGGCATTCCTTTACATAATGCATTCCAACAAGCCTTTACTGTTATCAATGGTACATAGATAATAATATTGAAATAGTTTAGTGAATCAGAGTTATTACTAGTATCTGATTCTGACATCATCTATAATAGATAAAATATTTATCATAACATATATTAGAATATGAAACGTGTATATAATCTAAATATTGACCGTATTCCTGAAGCTAATCTCCTTTATCATAGAAAAGTAAGAAACTTAAAACCAAAACCCAATCCCAATCTCGATCCCTCACCTGATCTTCCATCATTTGTTGATCTTCGTACAAATATAAATATGCCTCCCGTATATGATCAAGGAGCAATAGGAAGTTGTGTAGCAAATGTATTATGTGCTGCTTATGAATTTGACAATCCTGGTTTTATAGGTTCAAGATTATTCTTATATTATAATGGACGTAAAATAACAAATAATGTATCAACAGACAGTGGTACTACTATTACTGCTGGAGTTCAATCTCTAGATAATGATGGACTTTGTTCTGAAACTGAATGGCCATATGAAACTTATAAATGTTTAGTAAGACCATATGAATCATGTTACATAAGTGCATTGGAAAATACTGCAACACGATCAACAAATGTACCCACAACACTTGAAGGTATGCAAACAATTCTAGCATCTGGTATTCCTTTTGCGATTGGAATACGTATATATTCATCATTTGAAAGTAGTGCTGTAGCAAAAACTGGAATTATTCCTATGCCTAAAAATAATGAAAGACTACTTGGTGGCCATGCTATACTAGTATGTGGATATGATAATAACAATAAATGGTGGATTGTTCGAAATAGTTGGGGTTCTTCATGGGGTGATAAGGGATATTTTTATCTACCCTATCAGTACTTAACTACTAAATCATTTTCATCAGATGCTTGGTGTCTTGAAATTGTCTCTCTAAGAAAACATATATATAATTTAAAACTACAACCTATGCCAGAGGATCCAAGTCTATATAAATCAATGTCATTTATAAATAATGCTCCTCCAGTTATAGACTTTCGTAAACTATATCCTAGCAAGATGGAAATTGTTTATAATCAAGGAAAATTAGGATCTTGTACAGCAAATGCACTATGTTCCGCATTTTCATTTATTTCACCATCAAATTATTTAGGATCGCGTTTATTTTTATATTATAATGAAAGATTAAATCAAGGAGATAAAGTAGAATCAAATGGTTCTATTACAATAGATAGCGGTTCAACAATTATAAATGGTGTGCAATGTTTACAGAAATATGGTCTATGCTCAGAATCATTACTACCTTATACCATTAATAATTATATCGTAAAACCAAGTGATACATCTTATGCAACTGCATTAGGTTACAAATGTACAAAATATTCAGGTGTACTACCAACTCTAAGTACATTACAAGGATTTTTAATGAATGGAAAACCTTTTGTCCTTGGATTCTTAGTATATTCATCTTTTGAATCAAGATCTAGTATTTTAACTGGTTATGTTCCTATGCCCTATATATCATCAAAAAGAAAATCTGACTATCTTTTGGGAGGACATGCTGTGCTAGTTTGTGGGTATGATTTAACTCGTTCATATCCTGCAAATCCATTAAACCCTAAAGCTTGTCCTAGTGGAAAAGGTGTATGGATTATTAAAAATAGTTGGGGAACGAAATTTGGTGATGATGGTTATTTCTATCTACCACTACCGTATTTAACTAATAATTCATTAGCGATTGAATTTTGGAGTATAATGGAAGTTAGTGCGTAACTTAGGACGACATCGACGCGTTCTACGTTTACCACCTCTTATTTTAAGAGAATATAATCTTGAAGGTGTTCTTTCTAATTCCTTCAAGATATCAGCATCTGTTAATTCACCAGGTGGTTCCTCTCCTCTTTCTAGTGCTCTACCTATTTTTTCACTATTATCGCCTATACTTAAATTAGTACATAAGATAGGAAAGTATGTAAATAATTCTTCTTCAGTAAGAATAAATTTTCGTATTTTTTCTAAATATACTGAAGAATAATGACCTTGACCATGATTGATTAAAAATATATATGGATAACCATTCTTATTAAACTTACTATAATTTGATTGTTGATCACCAATTGTATCATCTGAATTTATAATACCATAATGTTTACCAAACTGTAGATTTGTAGAAAGTACTATAGCATTTATCCTATACGTGCTACAAAAAGATGTAACATGAGTTTCTTCTAAAAATGCTCGAAAATTACTTTTACTCACAGTATTTCGTTCAGTTTTTAAGCTATTGAATTTATCGGTTGTATTTTCTTTAAAAAGATTATAAAATTCATTTCTGCGATAATAGTCAACAATTTTTATCTTATTTTCATTTGTAAGAGCTCTATAATATTTACTTAGTGAAAGAAATAGTGCATGTAGTAGACACGAACCATCACCAATTGTATGTATAACTATATACCTTGAATTAGAAAATTCCTTTTCTATAGGTTTCTCTTCATCAGTAAATTTTACTGATGAATAACTAGTTTCTTTTTCGATTTTTTGAGGGTTTGTTTCATATTGTTTATTTTTTATTACAGTATCAAAATAATTTTTAACATATATATCAAATTGATTCCAGTGCTGTAAAAGTGGTTTATCTTTAAAAAAATCTCTTTGTAGTTTTAATCTAGCATATCCTGGATATGATTCAGCAAGTCCAAGGACCTTTGTTATAGTAGTTTGAAATACTGAAGACATTCTTTACCTACTAGTTCTTTAAGAATTAAATAACTTATTAGCAATACCATTTTCAAATCGTATCCAATTTAATGAAATACAATATACTAGTACTTCAAATTCTAAATCTTCACTTCCATTTGGTGGAGAAATATCCATTCGTAGACGAACATCACTTGTTCTACTTGTATTTATCCAACCTGAAGGATTATGTTTACCGGGTTCTTCAGCAAAGGAATACCCATAAATAAATGAATTATACGCAACTATACCACCTTTATGATCTTTTGCAATAGAACGACGAAAGTAGTCACCATACGATTCAATCAATGATATTCCATTGACTTGTAGTGTTCCATAAGTAAGCATACCTTTACCAGGTGTATCTTGAGACCATTCACTTTCTAAGACACTTCCATAGTTGGTCCATTCATTGTTTAAGGAAACTGCTTTACGACGAATTACCCAAATAATTTCTTCAAGAGGTCCATTGACTTCAATAGGAAGTTGTAGGCGTACCATTCCAGGCCCCGTATTTATAACATACTTTTTCGGTTCACTAAACTGGAATGCTTGGATTTCACGAAATAGACGCTCAAAAGGAGCCTTTAAAAGTGCAGTTCGTAGTTTTCCATCTGTCATCATTCCATAGGTAACAAGACGTGCATCAGCAAATGCAGGTATTGTACTAGATGCAGTAACCGAAATGTTTGGACCTGATAGTGGTTGAAATACAAATGTTTTTCCAAGAGGTGTATCATCACAAGAAGTACGTAGTCCAGATGCAATTCGTACACATTCTGAGAACGGACGTAGTGTAATTTCTATGCGAACAGTTTTTTCGCGACATGAGATTAGCGGAAATCCATTTTGTAAACGGATTCTTTGAAATGTGAATGGAAGAATACATGTTATAAATCCATTCGAGGTTGGAAAGACCTTGGTAGTTGGTTGGTTAATAAGACTAGGTATATCTACCTTTCCGTAGGCATCATATGCAATGCCAAATTGCATATTTAAATCATGAAATAATGATGAATAAATATTTGAAAAGTCTCCATCAATTGTTTCAATAACCTGGTCTTCAATAATAAATTCTGCACGTTGAATAATGACACTTCCAAGACTATTTGCATAATACCACGCCGTTGTAGGATCTACATATCTCAGAGTATTTGTTTGTAGTTTATCTACAATATCATTAGGAAGCCAATGTCCTAGTTGTATTTGTAAGGCTACTGAAAATAACAAGTCTCCAGCATTAACCGAACCAATATTAAAAACGATTTTCTTTCCAAATTCAAGAGCTGATATAGATGTAAATTCTTGTAAAACTGGTGTAAATGGTAGAATACGTCGTTGTTTTGTGCGTGTAAACCAGGATTGTGTCGCGGTTAATGGAAATAGTGCATCATCCATTTCATCACGATCAGCTAAATCAATGACAGTTGTTTGGTCACCAAGAGGTCGTGTTAGATTTGTTTGTGGATTATTTAATTGTGAAAAGTTCATAGTAATCTTATTCTCTTCTTACTTCGGGAAATTAATTTGCATATTCTAATCCTCCACGTCTATTGCGTATTTTATATAATGCCCAAGATTCACAAGAACTATTCATAAACACTTGTTTATAACCTAAACGAGGATCTATAAGAACATCATTTAATCCTATACTTAACATAGGTCTATCAGCGGTTGTGAAATTTATTCCTCCTGTAGGTTCTCGTAAGGAAGGAAGACTATCTTCAACACGCCAACCACGTGTCCAATTGAAAATAGATATATTATTTGCAGTTGTACGATCTTCTTTTGCATGACCTATGATTGTTTGCAATACACTTGATGACCATGCTTCTTCACGAACTTTTCCAGCAATCGTGAATTGAATACTTGTATAATACTGTTTATCTGCTGACTTGTCATTTGTGAATTTCCAAAGACGATTTAAGAATCTATCTCCTTGATTTCGAAAAAATGTTATTATCCGTTCAACTGTATAGTTTGCATCAAGAAATTTAACAATGTTTGTAATAGCTCCATTTTGTATTGAGCTATACTCTTGTTGATTGATAACAAATGTATTATCGAAATAACGAATATAGGGAATTTCTATAGTTTCACTGGCTAGTTTTGCTCTTGCATCATTATTAAGGTAGTATTGCTTTGTTCGTAAAATAATTGTTGGTTGTTGTATAGAATCACGTGGAACTGCTTCTAATGTAGTAGCTCCTTGTGTAAAGGTATATAACCATGGAGTTGGTGGAGAATTGGCTGGAGAATTAGATTCAATAAGACTTTCTAGTGGACGTAGTGTAAGACGTAGACGAAATGTTTGGTCACGAAGACCACATAGTGGTAGACCACGATCACCAGGTAATGAACAACCAATCATCGGAAGAGGAAGTTCTAACTTGCCAGGAACCGCATTTCTGGAAATACTTAATCGTGAACCATCATGCATTCCAGCAAGGCTTTGAACTAAAAATGCATTATTAAAAGAACCCTTTGTTAAAGCAGAAGCATAGAGTGAATCACCACTTACTTCTTGTAAAAGTATCTTATCTTGATAAATTTCTATTTTTTCAAATAAAAAATAGGCAATACCATTTACATATCCGTTGACATAACCGTTTTGGTCAGTAATAACTCCGTTTTGTGCATTCGCAGCTAGTTGAGATGGTAACCATGTAGGAAGGTCAATTAAAAGTGTTGCTTCTTTTAAAATATCACCAGGAAGGTCAAATTCAAACTCGCAACGACTATTGAATTTTGCAGGGTTAATAGGAACTGTCCAACGTTCTTCAGGAATACTTGCAGGATAACGCTCATAACGCCAATCAAATGGATGTATTGCTTCTTTATCATCTTGAATAAAATACTTATCTTTCACTCCACGTGCTACAAGCTCATAGAGTGAACCTTCTGCACTTGTTTGTGAGCGTTGCATTACCTATAGTATACATTAGAATAGTTTTAGTAGCCTTACATAATGAAATGAAAAATTTGATACTATAGATTAGAGAAATAGTATCAAAATGAATTTAGTAATTGTTGAATCTCCAGCAAAATGTGGAAAGATTCAGGGATTCTTGGGTCCTGGATTCAAGGTCATTGCATCTATGGGACATATTCGTGCACTAAAAGAGTCACTTGATTCAGTAGGTATTGAACGGGACTTTGAACCGACATTTGAATTTATGAAGGATAAGGCAAGCACTATTAGTTCATTAAAGTCTGCAGCATCAGGTGCACGAACTATATATCTATCATCAGATGATGATAGAGAAGGTGAACTAATTGCCTATAGTGTATGTCTTTTACTGAAGTTAAATCCAGCGACTACACCTCGCTCAGTATTTCATGAAATTACTCAGAATGCTGTAAAACAGGCGATTGAAAATCCTAGAAGGCTTGATATGAATAGAGTACATGCTGCACAAGTTCGTGCAATGTTGGATATGATGATTGGATTTACAATGAGTCCACTCCTATGGAAAAATGTTGGACCTTCACTTTCTGCTGGAAGATGTCAAACAGCTGCACTGCGACTTGTTTGTGAACGTGAAGATTTGATTTCATCGTTTGAAAGTAGTAATTCATGGAAGATTGCTGGAACTTGGACTAGTAGTAATAGTCATTGGGATGCAGTATTAACCGATGAATTAGAAGATGAAGACTCAGCACAAGCCTACCTACAAATTCATCATGATAAACTTTATGGTAAAATAGTTTCAGCAGAAACAAGTCCATGGTCTGAAAAACCTCCACTACCTTTGATTACTAGCACACTACAACAACAAGCATCATCTATCTTCATGTCAAAGCCAAAACAAACTATGAACACTGCTCAGCGTTTATATGAATCAGGATATATTACCTACATGCGAACGGATAAGGCATTGCTAAGCGAAGAAGCTACACTAGCAGCACGTGACTATGTTTCCTCTACGTATGGACAGAATTATGTTGGTCTAGCAACCAATCCAACAAAACAAACCAATCTAAAAGCTAAAGCCAAAGCCAAAGTAGAAACCAAAACTCAAGATGCACATGAAGCTATTCGTCCAATTTCTATGACTACTAATAGTCTTCCAACCACTGAAGATTGGTCAGCGATTGATCGTAAAATCTATCATTTGATTTGGATGCGAACGATTCAAAGTGTCATGGCATCTGTAAAAGGTGAACAGCGAACGCTAATCATTGTTGCAGATGGTGATAATGAACCGGATTTTACGTGGAGATCATCCTGGCGTAGAACAATATTTGATGGTTGGCGTAAGATCCAAATTAAGGAACGTTCAGAGGATGACCAGGAAGAAGAAAAACAAGCTGAGGAAAAGGATTGGGAAATGGCTATAGGTCTTGTGCAAGGAATGAAGGTTCAGTGGAAAACTATGCATGCCATTCCACATACTACACGCGCAAAACAACACTTTAATGAAGCAAACTTAATTCACGAATTGGAATCTCAAGGAATTGGTCGTCCATCTACATTTGCATCACTAGTATCAACAATTCTTGATCGTCAATATGTAGAAACTAAGAATTTTCCATCACATAGTGTAACTAGTAAAAAGTTAGAAATTCTACCGAAACAGTGGCCACCGAATGTAGAAAGTATAATTAAAGAAGTTGGTGGAGAAAAGAATCGTCTTGCTCCTAGTCCACTCGGAAAAAGTGTCTTACAATTTCTGCTAACACACTTTGATGACATGTTTCAGTATACGTTCACATCACAAATGGAATCACGTTTAGATAAGATTGCTGAAGGTCAAGAAGCATGGAAGACTGTACTGAAAGATACCTGGAATACCTACAAGGACAGATATCTTGACTTGTATAAACAAGCAGGAACAGTAGCATCTGAACGTCGTCGTATTCTTGGAGACTATATTGCAGTAATTGGGAAAAAGGGTCCCCTACTATTGAAGGAATCTGAGGATGGTGATAAAGATAAAACAATCTTTTACGGATGGCCTGATAGCGTAGGTTTTCAAGAGTTAACGCTTGAACAAGCTATTACTTTTGTAGAATTATCGGCGAAAGGATCGCAAGGAGATGTGATTGGAACTTTAGAAGATAAACCAATTATTAAAAAGAATGGAAAGTTTGGTTGGTATGCAATGTGGAATGGAAAAACTGTAAGTTGTAAGGATGAAGATACATTGGAAATATTGACTGAGAAGTTTAGTAATCAATCATCCAGGAGTATTGGAGTATTTGAAATCCGTAATGGACCCTATGGCCTATATATGTTTAAAAAGAATGTTACAAAACGTTCATTTGTCAGTATACCATCTTCGGTAAACTTGGATAGTGTTACTGAAGCTGAACTGGTTACAATATTTCAAAATGGATTAAAACAAAAAGCAAAAGCATCAGGATTTCGTGGTGGTAGACGTGGTAAGTGATACTAAACTATGTTTATATTCATACGATGAACATAAAAATATTTTTAATACATACTAGTAAATTCACGCAGACTTCTTTACTACACGGGGAGCGGCTACCTTCTTGGGAGCCTCTACAGTGACAGCAACAGAGACAGGGGCAGCGGCTTCAGCCTTTACTACCTTGCGTACTACCTTCTTCTCAGTGGCAGGAGCAGAGGCAGTGGCAGTTACAGGAGTACCCTTGCGGCGAGCAGAGGCTTCAGCTACGGCACGCTTGTAGGGAGTCTTCTCATCAGCCTTGCGCATTTCATCCCATACCTTGCGTACTTCTTCATGCCACGCCTTTAGTTGCTCGGGAGTCTCACCCTTGGCTACCTTCTTGCCATCCGCACCTACCTTGGCACTGCGGCGGCGGCGGCGAGCCTTTAGCTCTTGGCGAGCAGCACGCTTAAGATCCTTGAGGCTGTCCTCGATCTTGGCAATACGTTCTACTAGACTTAGTTCTACATCAACAGGTACAATAGTGGAAGCCATTTCTCTTATACCCTTATGTATGGTAATATATATTATCCTTTAAACGCACATTTAGTTTGTTTAAAACGCTTCGGGGATTTTATAAAGATTTAGTGCGTTTACATTATTTAGTTTAGAATATTATTAAGTCATCGAGATATAAAAATGGAAATTTTTCATTATATATTATATATTGAAAAATTCCGGTCCTTGTAGGGATCGAACCTACGACTTTCCGGTTAACAGCCGAATGCTCTAACCAACTGAGCTAAAAGACCAGCTAATATATATACATACAAATCCTTTATACTGCCGATTAGGATTTTTGTATCGGGATTTTCCTGAAGGAGAGTTTCAGAAAATCCATAATAAAATATTAATAACTAAAGTACTGTAAGTTCTCTCCAATATAATCGGGATAATTATATATATGTTATCTAGACGCATATATTTATTTAGATATTTCCGAATAATATTATTCTATTATTTTATAAAATCATGATAGAATAGAATGCAGTTTCAAAATCAATATTTTACAGCAAGTACATTTTCAATTAATGGAAATCTAAATATTGCATCAACATTAACTACATCAAATATAAATACAATGTATATAAATAATATTCCTATAGGAAACTTTGGTAATTCTGGTGGTACAAATTCTCAAGGATCAACAGGTGTTCAACAATCAACTGGTGTTGGAGGTGCAACAGGTGTTGGAGGTTCAACTGGTGTTGGAGGTTCAACTGGTGTTGGAGGTTCAAGTGGTGTTGGAGGTTCAACTGGTGTTGAAGGTTCAACTGGTGTTCAAGGTTCAACTGGTCTCCAAGGTTCAACTGGTCTCCAAGGTTCAACTGGTCTCCAAGGTTCAACTGGTCTCCAAGGTTCAACTGGTCTCCAAGGTTCAACAGGTGTTGAAGGTTCAACAGGTGTTGGAGGTTCAAGTGGTGTTAGAGGTTCAACTGGTGTTCAAGGATCTACAGGAGTTTTTGCTCCTTATACAACTATTACTCAAAATACTATAGCTATTGGTTTAAATTCTGGACGTCAAAATCAAAATACAAATTCTATAGCTATTGGTTTTAATTCAGGAGAATTCTTTCAGAATACAAATTCTATATCTATTGGAAATTATTCTGGACAAAATTTACAAAAAAATAATGCAATAGCAATTGGATACCAAGCTGGAGGAAATTATCAATCTAATAATTCAATAGCAATTGGTATGCAGGCTGGATATAATAATCAAGGTAGTAATTCAATAGCAATTGGTATGCAAGCTGGATATAGTAATCAACATAGTAATACTATTATTTTAAATACTTCTGGCCTTCCATTAAATTCTATAAGTACTAATTCACTTTATATAGCTCCTATTAGAAATGTAAATACATTAACAGGATTATCTAATTTATATTATAATCCTTTAACAAGTGAAATATTATATTCATCTTATATATCTGGTGCAACTGGTGTTGGAGGTTCAACTGGTATTAGAGGTTCAACTGGTCTCCAAGGTTCAACTGGTCTCCAAGGTTCAACTGGTCTCCAAGGTTCAACTGGTCTCCAAGGTTCAACTGGTGTTGTAGGTTCAACAGGTGTTGGAGGTTCAAGTGGTGTTAGAGGTTCAACTGGTGTTCAAGGATCTACAGGAGTTTTTGCTCCTTATACAACTATTACTCAAAATACTATAGCTATTGGTTTTGATTCAGGACGTGAAAATCAAAATACAAATTCTATAGCTATTGGTTTTAATTCAGGAGAATATAATCAAAAAACAAATTCTATATCTATTGGAAATTATTCTGGACATCTTTTTCAAAAAAATACTGCAATAGCAATTGGTATGCAAGCAGGATATAATACACAAGCTGCCAATAGTGTTGCAATTGGATACCAAGCTGGAGGAAATTATCAATCTAATTATTCAATAGCAATTGGTATGCAGGCTGGATCTAATAATCAAGGTAGTAATTCAATAGCAATTGGTATGCAAGCTGGATATAGTAATCAACATAGTAGTACTATTATTTTAAATACTTCTGGCCTTCCATTAAATTCTATAAGTACTAATTCACTTTATATAGCTCCTATTAGAAATGTAAATACATTAACAGGATTATCTAATTTATATTATAATCCTTTAACAAGTGAAATATTATATTCATCTTATATATCTGGTGCAACTGGTGTTCAAGAATCAACTGGTGTTGGAGGTTCAACAGGTCTTCAAGGTTCAACTGGTCTTCAAGGAGCTACAGGACCTTCTGGTGGACCTATAGGATCTACAGGAGTTCAAGGAGCTACAGGACCTTCTGGTGGACCTATAGGATCTACAGGAGTTCAAGGAGCTACAGGACCTTCTGGTGGACCTATAGGATCTACAGGAGTTCAAGGAGCTAATGGTCTTCAAGGAGCTACAGGACCTTCTGGTGGACCTATAGGATCTACAGGAGTTCAAGGAGTTAATGGTCTTCAAGGTTCAACTGGTGTTGGAGGTTCAACTGGTCTTCAAGGAGCTACAGGACCTTCTGGTGGACCTGTAGGTTCAACAGGTGTTGGAGGTTCAACAGGTCTTCAAGGAGCTACAGGACCTTCTGGTGGACCTGTAGGTTCAACAGGTGTTGGAGGTTCAACAGGTCTTCAAGGAGCTACAGGACCTTCTGGTGGACCTGTAGGTTCAACAGGTGTTGGAGGTTCAACAGGTGTTGGAGGTTCAACTGGTGTTGTAGGTTCAACTGGTGTTGTAGGTTCAACTGGTGTTGTAGGTTCAACTGGTGTTATAGGTTCAACAGGTGTTGTAGGTTCAACTGGTGTTGAAGGTTCAACAGGTGTTGTAGGTTCAACTGGTGTTATAGGTTCAACTGGTGTTATAGGTTCAACTGGTGTTATAGGTTCAACTGGTGTTATAGGTTCAACTGGTGTTGTAGGTTCAACTGGTGTTATAGGTTCAACTGGTGTTCAAGGATCTACAGGAGTTTTTGCTCCTTATACAACTATTACTCAAAATACTATAGCAATTGGTATGCAAGCTGGAATTAATAGTCAATTTCCTAATACTATTGCAATTGGAACTAGTGCAGGTTTTACTAATCAATCTAATTATGCAATAGCTATTGGAACTAGTGCAGGTTTTACTAATCAATCTAATTATGCAATAGCTATTGGAACTAGTGCAGGTTTTACTAATCAAGGTGACTATGCAGTTGCAATTGGAATTAATGCTGGAAATTATTATCAAGATACTTCTTCAGTAGCTATTGGAAACTATGCGGGAATTGCCCGTCAAAGTAATTATGCAGTAGCAATTGGAGCTTATAGTGGTACTTATAATCAAGCTAGGGGTTCTGTTGCAATTGGAGTTAATGCTGGATATGAAAATCAAGGTGCGGGTTCAGTAGCAATCGGAATTTATGCTGGACGAAATTTTCAATCTTCGAATGCAGTAGCAATTGGAAGTTTTGCTGGAATCAACTTTCAATCTACCAATGCGATAGCTATTGGAAGATATGCTGGAGGAAGTTATCAAGATAGTAATGCAGTAGCACTTGGAAATTATGCTGGTTATACTAATCAACAATCTTCTGCAATAGCTATTGGATCTAGTGCTGGTTATCTTGGACAATCAACAAATTCAATAGCTATTGGAACTAGTGCTGGTTATTCTGGTCAACAATCTTCTGCAATAGCTATTGGAACTAATGCTGGATGTAATATTCAAGGAAATAATGCAATAGCTATTGGAACTAATGCTGCTGCTGGAAATAATGCTAATCAAGGAGAATGTTCTATAGCTATTGGATATCAAGCTGGTAATAGTACTAGTTTTGCAAGTTCAATTATATTAAATGCATCTGGAATACCGTTAAATTCTGCAAAATCTGGATTCTATGTATCTCCAATTAGCACAACAACTACAATACCATCTGTAGGTTCTGGACTATGTAGTGTATATTATGATCCTACATACAAATGTTTCATAGTTGGTCCTCGTCTCTAAAGATGTAGATATAAGCTGTCAGGAACAAGCATGTCTCGTATAAGTTTTCCATATACATGACGCAGACTATCCAAAAGTTCTACATCTTCTAAATATGTAGCCATTGCATTCCATTCATCCGTAATATTCGCAATTCGCAGAATACTGCGAACAAAGTTCCCTTCAAATAAACAATAGTCTGCACAAATTTGTGCAGGTGAATCTTCACCATCTAACCATCGTGATACTGGCTCAATCCAAGTTGTTGACAGTTTCCAGAATGATTCACGACTATACACACCACTATCTGATTCAAGCTTCATATATTCCCGTGAAATTTCATCGATCGCATACAATGCATCTTTCACAGACTTTGATACATTCATATCATCTAGTGATGGTGTTGCATCAGTTTCTTTCTCATCAATAAAACATGCCATGACGGTTAGCAACTCATTTCCAGATAGTTTTTTATGAAGTCCTCGTAGATAAAACTCTGGTGTAAGTATTGTATGACTCTCATTACATTCAGTTGCAAGAACACCCTTATTTGTTAACTTATTATCTTTAATAAATCCACCAACACGTAGTACATCCAACCACTGTTCAGCATTTCCATGAAAGGTTTTCATAAATGCTAAACCCTTTTCAGAACTATCTAGTTCTTTCTTATAAACCTTTAGTTGTTTATAGTTTTCTTCTGCACTAATCCACCTTGGACCAATATGAGTATTATTCCAACGATCAAGATTTCTTTGTGCATCCTTACGTTTTGCATTTGTCATTGACTTTACAAGTTCTTGCAACTCTTGTTTTTCATCCAAATCTTTTTGTACAAGTTCATCCAAGTTTGTCGCAAGAATCTTTGCTTGTAGATTTTCAATTTGTTTTACTTCAGATTGCATAGCCATTGTATGTTGTTTATGCCAATATGAATCTTCCAAAATATCTAGCCACTTCATACTTTGATTCTGCAATGTCTTTAAAAGAAAGTCATAGTGAAAGTCCATACGACTCTGAACTTGTGGCCGACCACCTTTTAGAATTGTCCGCATTTCAGCAACACTAGGTGGCTCACGATCAGGAAGATAGATTACAGTTCCAATCGGATCCTTTCCACGACGACCAGCACGTCCTGCCATTTGAATATATTCATCTGTTCGCAGAAAACGCATACCACCTGTAGAATCATCATACTTACTAAGGCCTGTAAAGATAACTGTCTTAGTTGGCATATTAATTCCTACTGCGAACGTTTCCGTACAGAATAAAACCTTGATATATCCCTTTGTAAACAGGATCTCAATTACTTCTTTCAATAAAGGTAGCACTCCACTATGGTGAAAGCTCACACCTTTTTGTAGCAACCTACGAAGACTATGGTATTGTTGAATTGTTTCCAACTCATGTTTGTGATGACGTAGATGGTAGTCAAAGATATGTAGTGCAGCAGAAACATCACTAGTATCTAGCAAGTCTGCCTCAGTCTTCTCTGCATTTTGTTCACAACCCTTACGGCTTAGAACAAAGACAAGTGCAGGAAGAAGACTACGTTCATGAAGCATGGTAATACATTGATTTAGTTGATGTTGAAAGGATACAGGGCGTACCTTACCGCTCACAGGACCTTCATGACCACTACGACGAGCCACAACAACCTTTTTCTGAAATGCTTCATGTTCCTTATGTGTTCGCAGTCGTTCGCGGACCCAAGTATTGTATACATCATCATAAAATACTTCTTTTGCATCCATGATCGTCTTTAGCTCAGTTCCTTGGAGAACAGTATGTGTTAACGGAACAACTCTGTACTGCGTTTGAATTACATGGCAAGGAACTTGTTTTAGTTCACCTAGCCATGAACCAAAGAGTTCAGGTTTATCCAAAGTTGCTGAAAGCAAGACTAGCTGAATATCTTTTGGTAAAAGGATCATAGTTTCTTCCCAAATCTTTCCACGATCACGATCATTAATATAGTGACATTCATCAAAGATCACTGCTCCTAGATTATCCAGTGATAATGATGCAGTTAGTCCGAGATTTTCTGTAAGCGTTCCCTTTTTGTAAAGTAGATTGCGAAGAATTTCCGTAGTCATTACAAGAATTTCAGCAGTTGGACAGAATTTAATATCTCCAGTCATAATTCCAACACGACCAGGCTCTGGCCACATTTGTTTCAGATCATGGAATTTTTGATTACTTAGTGATTTGATAGGAGTTGTATAAAAGACACGTTGATACTTACGAACACAGTGTGCAATCTGATATTCGGCTACGAGAGTCTTTCCACTTCCAGTCTTTGCACAGATTAGCACATTATGTCCTTGGTCAATTGCAGAGATTGCATGTTCTTGGAAAATATCTAGAGGAAACTTGTACTGAATTGCATAGTCAGTAACCTTGTGTTCAGGTGCCTTAGACAAGTCCACTTGACGAAGCATTATAGTGTATATTTATATACAGTCTAAGCCTAAATAATTATCAATTTTATTCATTAGGACTACTAGAAACTATGTGGAATGTATATTTGTTAGAAGATTTGGATCATAAACGAACCTATGTTGGTGCAACACTAGATATTCACAGAAGATTGTTACAACATAATGGGATTCAAGCAGGTGGAGCAAGGGCAACAAGTGGTCGTGAATGGAGTCGTGTATGCCATGTCACTGGATTTCCGCATCAGAAGTCGGCACTACAATTTGAATGGAAGTGGAAGAATTTGAGTAAAAAAGAAGTTGGAAAAACCGCGTTAGGAAGACGTATTCAGGCGTTAATTGTTTTATTGAACTTAGAGCAATCAACATCAAAGGCAACAGATTATAAGGAATATGTTGACAATTTACAAGTTGTTTGGGAAGATAGTCGGAATGTTGTAGATGTATGATTTAATAACCAGTATAGTAATTGTACAGATATTCAAGTCTAGATGTTAAAGGTTTTTGGAAATAAAATACAACATAGGCTAGTATAGGAGCTTCAGAAACTTCTTTAACTCTAAAGTGTTGTAATCCAAATAATCCTTCTAATGGTGAAGGAATATGTTCAATTATGTTTTTCATAATATATATTGCGACACCGGATAGCCATAAATACCAGATAATTTGGAGTACAATTTTATAAATAGGTTTTTTAGATTCTTTCTTTTCATCGAATTTTTCTTCATAGTTTGTGAGTAGACATGCTACTGCAAACCCAGATATAAAATGTAGGATAGTAATATATCCTATATCTACTATTTTAGCAAAACGAAATCCTATTTCCATCCTATATCTTATTAAGATATAAAATAGCTCTACTTTCTAGACTTTCTGGACTTTCTGGACTTTCTGGACTTTCTGGACTTTTTATTGCGACGTTTGCCACCAGCAATAGGATTATTGTAATTATTATGATTATTTGTATTTGAATTATTAGATGCTGGTGAACTAGGATTATTATTTGAATTAGCATTTGAATTTGTTTCTTGTTGACTCATTTCATTTAAAGCTCGAGCAAGTTCATTACTCGCAACTCTAAAAGTTTCTAACGCAGTATGATATTCATCATATAATGGAGATAAGTTTTCTGCATTTGAATTTTCATATTGCATAGATTCTATTTCTGCATTTTTTAATCTTTTATCTATATTTTGAAATTTTGATCTTGCATTGGATAAAGTTTGTGTTAAAATTTGCAATCTACTTTGGGGTGTATTATTCACCATTCTATTATAAGCTTAAGAAATTCAGTCGGGTTGGGTTTTAGAACGTTTACGACGTTTATTTAATTTTGTTAAAAGACATTTAATATATTGTATTGATTCATCTTTAGTTTTTGTAGAAATATCTTGTTTCAATTGATGAAATTCAGCTTCTGTAAAGAATTCTTTTTGTGATTCATAAAATTCATTTAGAACCTTCTTGTATGATGGCTTTACATGTCCCCATTTCTTAATGGAGGTATGTAAAAATATTCAGAATCAATTTTTATATATTAAATATAAAAATCCAAAATAACAAAAATATGCTCGGTAAATCTGTATGTCCCCACATTTAGTTCGAGAATGCAAGTCCGCCCATACCCGACATAATGCGGAGTACGTTGTAGTTTGTGGCGTATACATATACAGTTGATGATAGCGTGGCACCTACGCAGTTGTTGGTTACCGTTAGGAGGAGCGTGGTGTTATCTATACGAGATAAGTTGCACGTGCCTGAAGGTTGGTGTTGCTCAGGTTGAAGAGCAAAAGAGTATACGTTAATACCCGTGGCAGGGATGTTGGTGTGGTGTTGGTAGGGTTGTACTAAGTTAAAGTAGTCACCAGGTTGTTGGGTGAAGCGGTCGTGGCCGTTGAGTTGGATGAGGCCAGTTACTACAGGGTTGTAGCCAGCCATGCCTTCTACGCGGGTTACTGAGTAACCAGACTCGAGTACTGAGCGGTCCCACCAATCGGAGAAGTTGAAGGGTTGTTGGCCCTTCCAGGGGTTGATGATACTAGAGTCGCAAGATACGAAGCTGTCGCGTTGTACTACCCATACAAGTTCCTTGCAAGGGTGGTTGAAGTTGAGCTTGATCTTGTTGGACGTGGATGTAATGGATTCACCGCCCGTGAATTGTAGGGTCTCAATGAGGTATTCGTGGGCTACTTGGGCGAACTTGCGGCGTTCGTCTGTGTCTAGGTAGATGTAGTCTACGTAGAGAGAGGCGGCTACAAGACCAGCATTGGCTACACGGGTTTGAATCGTGTTGGGGGCACTGGTTATAGCAGGTGTGATGTCCCATTCCATGTTGCTGAGGGGACTGAATTCGAGGTTGATGCGTACTTCGTGGTATTGGAGGGCAATAAGAGGTAACGCAAGACCAGGGTGACGATTGAACCAGAATTGAAGAGGGATCCACATTGTGTATTCGGGAGAGCAAGAGCTGACTTCTTCGGATGTGTTGGGTACGTTGTATCCGCAGGCAGAGTCGCAGCCTTCGCCACCTTGTAATAGCGTGTTTACAAGTTGGGGTACATTGCCAACCATCTTCGCGTAGCCAGCTTGCTTTCCAGGCTCTTGAGTGAGTTCATTCCAAATGTGGAGCCAGTCGCCGTATTGCTTGTCGATGCGTTGACCGCCGATTTCGATTTCAACACTGTTGATGAGGTTGTGGCCAGGCCAGTTGAGCCAGCGGAATTGAGCACCAGAACCGTCGCTTGTCTGAAGGGTTACAGAGGGTAGCGTGGCTACGAGGTACATGCGGTAGATTAAGTCACCATTACGTTGGATTGTGCACGTTACCTTCTTACCAAAGTTGGGGGCACCATTGAAAGGATTTTCAATGGCTTCCATGGCAAAGTTGGTGTGACGGCGGTATACTACCTTGAAGAAGGTAATTTGGGGGTTACCTGTGAGGTAAACGTCTTGGGCACCATAAGCTACAAGTTGCATTAAGCCACCACCTGTCATCTCTGTCTATACCCCTTCCATAGAAAAAAATTTCAGGAAATCTAAAAAATAAACCGGGAGTGTATTTTCTCTTGTCATCCGCAAAATTATTATCTATGCTTAAACAAGCAAAGAACTTACAACTTTAGAACAAAATGTCCGGGAACGATAGTTTTTTTAAGATACGTCCAACAAAACGAATATCAGTAGAAGAACGAACTACTTTGGATGTAATTCATCAACAACAATTACAAAAGATTAATGAAGAACAAGAAGAATCAAAGCTAATCCAAGAAGATGTAGAAACTTTAGAAAAGCGTATAGAAGAAACAACCGATGATTTAATTAGAGGACAGTTAGAAAATAAATGTGTCCGTTTGAAAGAAGAGCTTGTTAAAAAACAAAATGATGAACGTGTATATGATTATTTATTAGATACTGGTTCTATACTTTTTGATTATTATGATTTACAGACAAAGATATCACAAGGTCAAACAACCTCAACATCACAATGGACAAAACGTAAACCTGGTGATGTATTAAGTGCTCTTGAAACTGCAGCGTCAATTGATAGTCAAAATAATATAAATAATATAACTATATCTACAAACGAAATAACTGCAAAAAAGAAAGGAGAATCTATAAATCGTGATAGTTTACTAGATAAATATTTAATGCAAACGAATCCTGACTATGTGCGTAAAACTACTGATCTAGATGATATGTCTGGTGAATGTTCAGAATGTGGTACAGATATGATGTTTAGTCAAAATGAAGCTATGTTGTACTGTGGTGAATGTGGAGCGACTGAATTTATCCTCATTGACAGTGATCGTCCGTCTTATAAAGATCCTCCACGTGAATCGTCCTACTATGCTTATAAACGTATTAATCATTTTAATGAATTATTAGCCCAATTTCAAGCAAAGGGAAGTGCAGAAATTTCTGAAGAAATTCTAGATCAAATCAAGAATGAGTTAAAGAAACAGCGAATTACTGATTTTAAGATAATCAAGTATCGTCAAATGCGTGAAATTCTACGTAAGTTAAAGATGAATCGTCAATATGATCATATTCCGTATATTATTAGTCACTTGAATGGAAGTATTGCACCGGTCATGGATCGTGAAACAGAAGAAAAGCTACGTCACATGTTCAAAGAAATTCAGCCAAGTTTTCAAGAACATTGTCCTAAAAATCGTCGTAACTTTTTATCATATTCCTATGTACTATATAAGTTCTGTGAATTATTAGAACTAGACAAGTTTTTAGCGAGTTTTCCTCTTTTAAAGAATCGTGATAAACTATATCAACAAAGTAAGGTATGGGAAGCAATATGTAAGGATATGAATTGGGAATATATTCGTTCAATATAGAATTAATAACATACTAAAAAATTGAAGTTAAATAATTGTATACTAATTAATATAATAAAGAAGCAATGAATCGACTTATTCTTGTCCTTTCAGGATTTCTGAGTGGTATATATGGTAGTAATGTTACAAATCCAGTATTTATTATGAATACATTGCCTATTCGCCCAATTGGTAATTATTCAATTGGATATCTTTCACAAACTTCTACAGGTCTTCGTTCTGTAAATTCTACAGATTGTAGTCGTATATCTATGTTTTATTTTCCTGCTGTTTCATCAGGTTCAGCTCTTAGTTTATCCTTACATGTAATTCCTCAACCGACACACACATGTAGTCTTGGACTTACTCTTTATTCTTTCATAAATAATACACAAATTGGAGCTCAAGTCATAAGTTCATTTCTACATAATTTAACAGAACATATTACAATTGATATTAAAGATGCTAATTGGATTCTTGTAAAACATACTCAATACTATGTAGTATTACATTTGATTCAAGAAAAGAACATTCAAGAACATTGTCATATACGTTTACCGTATTCAAATCATTCATCTGTAGCTAGTCTATATTCAATTATTATTCAGGAAGGAAATTATAATACTACTTGTAATTCATCTTCTTGGAATACATCTATATCTACACATGGTGATTTTCTTGGTATGAGTATTATTGCAAATACATATGTTTTGAATAATACTACAATGGCAATGGCAAGAAAGTTGAATGCAACAAACCTAGTCAATGTAACAACTACACCCATATCTACACCAGTACAAACACCAGTACAAACACCAGTACAAACACCAGTACAAACACCAGTACAAACACCAGTACAAACACCAGTAGAAACACCAGTAGAAACACCAATACAAACACCAGTACAAACACCAGTACAAACACCAGTAGCTATACCTACAACTACAACTACAACTACAACTACAACTACAACTACAACTACAACTACAATTACAACTACACCAACACCAACACCAACACCAACACCAACACCAACAACTATAACTACACCTACTTATATAAAACCTCCACAGTCACTGTCTACAACTCCAACACCCAGTCTTCAATATTCAAGAACACATATTTCAATTCCTTCACTAACAAATTCTTCATCAACCCCAATATTAAATTCAAATACTTATATTTTATCTGATTATAATAAAATCATTATTGGTATATCTATACCTTTATCAATTGTGATTCTATTATCAATAGTATATATGTATTATATAGATAATTATAAAAAAAATCTTAGAATTATTAATTCAAAAAAACCAATGATTGTAATAAATAATCCGATTATTTCAAATGAAGAATTAATTTCAAACTATGATGGTCGTAAACATCGTTCAGGAAGTTTTGTATAAAAATACATTTATAAAATATAAGAATATATAGTATATATTCTTATATAAATTACTATACTTTTTTATACTATTTAACGGCGCATAGGGAAACCGACAAGGTTGGCACCTAGACCGAAACCCGCACCTTGGCGAGCCGTTACTCCTACAGAGGGGGCAAGTACGTCAAGGAGGGCAAATACGGCAGCGGCTACTAGGGCTAGGGCAGCGATTTCATCAAGCGGGAGAGAACGCTTAGGAATGTAGATGGCGGCAATCGCTACAGCGAGGCCTTCTAGTAAATATTTTAGGGCACGGTTGACAAAGTCAGCTACACTACCTTGCATACTTCTATACTATATAATTTGAAAATAGTTAGAATTGTCGGAAGGATGCGTAAAGAACTAGTATATTCAAATAGTATATACGAGAAGAAATGTCTCAAGGTCCTGTAAAGGAAGATTTTCTTGATGAAGATAATGAAATCCCGGGACAACGTTTTTGTCTATTAAGTTTCTTAAGTCCTGAAAAAGTTCTTGAAAAAAAGGAACTTTATTTTTTTCATCAATTCCTAAAAAATTATGAAATTAACTGGAAGACAAAGAATCTAGAAAAGTTTCTAGCGAAACAAGTAATGGATTTTAATAAGAAACTAGATGTTGAATCTGATCGTTTACTAGAATCTGATCTAAGTGGTGCTGCGGATATTTGCCGTCAAGCCCGTATTCGTATTGATAATGTACTTGATAACTACCATGACTTTGTAAAACAAAATGCTTCAGATATTACACAAACTATTATTAAAGATTCATATGATGACTTCATGTATGCTCATGGTAAAAAACTAGAAGATGACTTCCACACCAAGAATAACTTTCAAACGACTGTTCGTGGACTAAAAATACGTGGAAGCTATAGCTCTCAAGAAGAGGCCACTGCTCGTGCTAAGAAGCTACAACGCAATGATCCTGTTCACAACATTTATGTAGCTACTGTTGGCAAATGGCTTGCATGGGATCCTAGCCCCCATGAAGTAGGTGAACAAGAGTATGCTGAAGATCAGCTCAACGAACTCATGAAGTCTTATAAGAAGAATGAAGAAGATCGTGAAGAATTCTTTTCTAAGAATCCTGATGCCAAGAAGTCAATCAAGCCTAAGGGAGTCATTGGTGAAAACTTAGCAAGTTCACTTTCTGGACCTACTTCTGAACCTGCTCCTGTTAATACTACCTCATCTGCTGGTCAACACAACAGTTTATTCGAAGGTCCTGCTGACCTAGCTCTACAACGCAAGATGGAACGTGAGGCGAATGCTAAGAAAGAATAAATAGTATATTAGAAAAAAATAATTATATATATATATAATTATTTTTTTATGTTTTTATGTTTTTATGTTTTTATGTTTTTATCTTATTCTTCCTTGGGTTGTACATTGTTTATATCATAACGAGGTAGGATAGGAACACATGTTCTTTGCTCGCAAAAATATCCTTCGGGACAAGGCTTCTCACCCTCCTTGCAAGTGAAATCATCAAATCCACTTACTGTAGAAAAGAACATTTTTACATAAGGAACAATTATTAATATACCAAAAAATACCATGAAAAGTCCTGCAAGTCCTAGACCAGCTTCACGCGCCATGATGTTTCTAATACATATTTTATATAAAAATATAACCTAAATTTAAGGAAATACAGGAAGACCTGTATTACTAGGTAAAGCAGGAGGAGTATTTCCTATACAATAACCATTTGCACAATATGTTCCAAAAGGGCAAGGATTTTGGTCAATACCACAACGTTGATCATCGGGAGAAGCAATGAAGTGTTCATATTTTACAATCACAAATGATAAAGTTATCGCAATCATTAATAATGCAAATGATGACCACATTATATAGGACATATTGTTCTAATTCTACAATCTAAAAATCCTTGCGTACAAGAATGGAAGGACCGCGTAAATGTTTTGAGGATGCTGGATCATAAGAATTTACATCTTCTTCTTCACGATCACGATAAAATGTTGCATTATGTTGCCAAAATTCAGGTGCTCCTATACGAAAATCTCCTTGAATAGCCGCCTTATACCAGAAAATTGCATCATCTAATTTATTACTACGTGTATTATTATTAATTACAAGACATTCAAAATTTTCTGTACATTGATCCATGATTTGACAAAAAAATTCAAAATTAGGAAAGGCAGCACCAAAGTTATCAAAGATACGTTTGCGATTTGTAATATACGGTTCACGTAAAATAAATACATAGTCTACATTTGTACGTAGTACAGGAGGAATACCAAGAGGATATTGCATTGTAATTAAAAAGAATACTTTTTGATGCCGACCGTTTAAGAATAAATAACGAATATTTTTATCGTGAATCCATGAATCATCATATAAGCAGTCATCTAAGATCATAAAAGAACGAGGATCTAACTTACTTTTTACAATTGGTTGTCCAGGTACTCTGGAATTTTCTTGTTGTTGAATCTTGCTTGTAATAAGCTTCTGGCGTTTTACAAAGTTCATAAGTATTGCCGCATTATATTCACCATGAATAAAGATCGGTGGAATAATCTTACTATAAAAAGAATTAGATTCTTCTGTGCCACTTATAACAGTTCCCATAGGAATGTTTTGATGGTGAAATAATAGATCCTTTACAAGGGTTGACTTACCGGTACGACGACGACCAATAAATACACATACAGCATCTTGAGGAATCAATTTCATGTCGAATTTTCGTAGTCTTACACTTTGTGCTGAAAGTGTATTGGGATTTGTTGTCATATAACTTCTATTTATAATAGATTTTCAATTATAATTTTTTTTAACGCAAAACATGCGTGAAATTCATATATCTTTATTAATTATACCCGGAGAGAAATATGCCAAAAGCAACCAATAACAAATCAAAATCTAAACAACAAGATTCAGCTGTACAATGCACAGTAGATATTCGTCTAACAACTACTCAAAATCAACCATTTTTTGAATCATTGGCACCGAACTACATACACTGTGAAGATACTCTTTCAATGCTAACAGCAATTTTACCGACAAAGTTTCGTAATAAACCATGTACAATTGATAGTAGTTCTACTCTAGTCAAGTGGACTTCTACATCTACAAAAAATGGTCAAGGAATTCTCCGAATCTCTAAAGATAACATTGAACAAGATGTACAGGCTTATGAAAAGAAGATACCTCTTATTGAACCGTTTCATTGGATGAAGTATAATGAACGACCTATTCTACCATTTTCATGGTCACTACAATCATCATCTATACTTGATGCTGAAAATCAAGCTTATATTGATGTACTAGGAAGTTCTCTTGTTAGCAAACTTACACACCTTTATAATTCCCCGCATTTCTGTAAATTTTATGGATGTTTTCGAACAGTTCTTACAAACTTTCGTTTTAATTTAGAAGAAGATTTAGAAGATATAAGATTCACTCAATGGTTTTGGGAAAAGCTTGAAAAAAAAGAATTTATTATACATATTTATGAAAAATCTTCTGGTAAGGAATTATGTATAGAAGAAATTAAATCCTTACTAAAACCCGATGATGAATACTTGGAAAACTCTGATGATGATACTGAATCCACAAATGAATCCACACAATCAGAACAACATCTTGAAACAATAACTAGTTACCAACAAAATACAATTATAGATCTTGAAGAAGCTAATTTTGATAACAAGAGTACAGATTCAATCCCAATTTTCTTAAATCGTAAGTCCACTAGAAATAGTTCGCATTCCTCGCATTCCTCACATTCCTCGCATTCCTCAGAACTATCTAACATATCCTTTACGGATGAATATGAAATCTATGTTGATCTACCCAATATGCCAGCTGTTATTATGTATGCCGAGAAATGTAATGGAACTATGGACGAATTATTAAATGAATCAACTTATTCTCCTATATCATCTTCTGAAAAACAAGCTACTTGGTCTGCATGGATCTTTCAAGTATGTATGGCCTTGTGCCAACTACAAGGTGGTCTACGCTTAACCCATAATGACTTGCATACAAATAATGTCATGTGGAAGAAAACAACCGAAGAATACTTATACTATACTGACAATTCTAATCGTGTTTGGAAAGTGCCGACCTATGGTCGTATTTTTACAATCATTGACTATGGTCGTGCCATATTCACCATCAACAGTTTTTTCTGCATTAGCAGTGATTATCAAGAAGGAAGAAATGCTCATGGCCAGTATAACTTTGGACCCTTAGAAGATCCTGATGAACCGAGAGTCTATCCCAATAAGAGTTTTGACTTGTGCCGTTTATCCTGTAGTCTTCTTCGTGGACTATTCCCATATAATCCTGCAGAGAAAGAAAATGGAAATGTCATTACGAAAGAAAAAGGGTGGATTATAAAAGAAACTAACTATTCTTTATTTAATCTACTCTGGGCTTGGTTATGTGCTGATAACGGTGCGAATATTCTTGAACTACAAGATGGGGACGAAAAGTTTCCTGGATTTGACTTATATATTGAAATTGCTCACAATGTTCATAATGCTGTTCCACAACAACAACTTACACATCCCGCATTCCAATCGTTTTTAATTTCTACACCCTTGCCGAAAAATATACAATCTATAAAAGTTCCTATATAATAGGATGGCACAACAAGTAGATGAATGGACTCCAAAAGTATTAAATGCTTTAGAGAGAAGTCTTGGACTACAAGCTAATCGTTTAATTGAAGTTATGAAAGAAACTGGAGCAATTTTAGCTGGTGGATTTGTATTACAATCTATTGTAAAATATTATGATGAAAGATTACAATATGATTTAGATATATATGTACCCTATCAAAATGTGAGAAAATTTCTTGAAAAATGTATAGTACAAACAAATCCAGATGGCTCTTTAATACGGAAAAAAGATCGTATACTTCAGGATTTTATTAATAGTTATAGACGTTATGATGCAAGTATTTATTGTCGTTCATTTTTAAGAAAAAATGGTATTCGTCGTGTACATACATTTAGTAATATAACTCGTATTGATTTTACTGAACCAAAGTTATTATTTTCTGTTGATATTATGTCAGTAAGAAAAAGAAGAACACCTGTTGAAGTATGCTCCAATTTTGATTTAACATTTTGTCAAGTATGGTTTAATGGTACCACGGTATTTGCAACACATCCTGAACATATTCGTCAAAAAGCTGGATTCTTACAAGGTGACTATATACAAGCCTTACTTTCAGGAAATGAATTTTTGAAAACTCGTATAAAAAAATATAAAAGACGTGGATTTAAAATTACATATGATCCTTCAGTAACAAAACATTCTATTCCAAGTATTGATGAAATAATTGGAAATAATATTTGTTTAGAAGAAAAACCTATTGAAGAACGTTTACCTATATGGTTTCAAAGAATAGCAACAAAATGGTTATTAATGAATAAAAAACAACAAAGTAGTTTTTATATACCATTACAAAATAAACCACATGGAAATTTACAATTATTTTTAGACTCAACTACTGAAGTACAATCATCAATAGATAAAGGTATTATAGAAGGAGCTATAAGTATATCAGATGAAATACCATATGAAATTCGTGAGGATGAAGGATATGATAGTGAAGATATGGACGGTCCTAAATTAGCTCAACTAGCTGTTGAAAAGTATGTTTCCAAGGAAAAAGAACTTTCTCCAGTTCCTATTCAACCTGATATTGTATTATATCGTTCATTATTCTTATTATTAGAAAAACAATTTTCAAAACATAAAAAAAATAATAACTTTACTGATAAAATATATGAAGATTATAATTTAGAAGATAAATATTCAAAAGATTCTTTTTATGATGTCTATAATAATTTTCGGTTTATGTATCAATATGAGTATAGACCAGAAATTATAGCTAAATTATATAAACAAGTAAAAGTATTTGGTGATTATTTACTAGATCATTGCACAACAGAAGGTGATGATTTTTATGGTGGTACAGGTAGACTGTATCATATCCACAACCATCCTATTGATCAAGGAATTACTAGTGAATCATTAGAAGGATATTTAGAAGAATTTAAACAATTAGCAGATACAACAAAAGGAATTCCATGTTATTATAGACCAGAATGCGAACAATTAATTTCATTACGTACAATTGAAACAATTGTTTCCCCTGGTTATTTTAAGAATTTTGCGAAACGTGGATCTCCTAAAATGGGTATAGATACAATATTGCCCATCTATGATGCAACATTAAGCAATACAAAAATATATGCAGAAGGATTTGGTGATGAATATAGTGAAACAATGTGTCCATTTTGTTTGCAACCGATTTCTCGTAATGCAGGGTGTAATTATATGACACATGATAATATTAATAAATTACCTGAATCTGCAATACCTTATTGTGATAAAAATTTAGTAGCACAATCTATATTAGATAGTTATAAAAGAAAGGGACGAGATTTATTAGAACATCCTGATCTTCCTCTTCATATTGAAATCTGTGTAGAATGTGGTCGCCCATGCAGTGGACATCAACATTTTGATATAAACTCGGAAGAACCGGCTTTATTACCTGATAATCATGATTATTCTAAGTGTTCTGGTGGTGGTCGTCCTGAATTATTTGCTCGTATTATGGCAGTACGTGATGTATATAAATATGGTGGAATCAAGGATCCTAAACAAGAACGCCTAGTCGCTGCATGGGCTGCAGATGCTGCTGCAAGAGATCCTATATATCTTGCACGTGGTGCTGCGTTAGCAGCAAAAGAACCTGATCAACGTGCATTTAATGTAAAAGTTCCTGCTATAAAGAAATATAAATCCAAAGCGTATAAAGATGTTTCTAAAAATAAAGCAAATGCTGCTACTAAAGAAGCAAAAAATAGTATGGCAAATGTTAGTGAAGCTCCTTCAAAAACTGCAGTATGGGTAAAAGTCTGGGTTGATGCAATTAGTGCAGTAAAAATATTTGATGAAGACTTGGCAAGACAAACTGCAGAACAAGCAAGAGAAACTGCAGAAAAAACACCTGCAGAAGAATTTAATATTCCTGATACTTCTGTGAATGATATGGCTGATACTCCTGAGAATGATACTCATGTGAATAATAAAAATTATCTTAGTTATTCAGAAGATGGTAAATCACTTTTAGATAAATTTATTGAAACAGGTATTTCTGAAGCTGAAGCTGAAGCTGAACTTGAACATGAACATGAACTTGAATCTGATTATGAAAATAATTTATCTGTAGAAAATAAAAATATTGCATCCCCAATAAATTTTGAGGGTGGAAACCGTAAAAAATCACGTAAAAATAGAAATAAGAAAATCACAAAGAATATTCCTAGTTCTATTAATTATAAACAAGATACTAATACACGTAGAAAGCGTAAGTTACGTATAAAAACTCGTCGTAATACTATTCCGATGTAATATTAATATAATATTAGAATGAGTAATCTACTATTATATATTCGTAAGGAAGAAAATCCTTATGAATATAGAACACCTCTTGTCCCAAAGGATATTGAAATATTAATAGAAAAAGGATGTATAATTTATATAGAATCATCTAATGAGCGTGTTTATACTGATAGTGAGTATGAAGCAGTTGGTGCAATTATTACAAATGATAAATGGTATAATATAAAGTTCAAAGATGCTTTTATTATTGGAATAAAACAATTCATAGAACTAGAAAAATTAAATAACCATACTCATATCTTTTTTTCTCATACATTTAAACAACAAAAAGAATCTAAACAAATATTAGGATATTTTTCTAAATCAAATAGTACATTATATGATTTAGAATACTTCTTAGATATAAACTTTCATAGAAGAATTGCATTTGGATACTATGCAGGTATAGTTGGATGTATACTAGGTCTACAACAATATATAGAACATAACCTTTCAAACCTTGTAGCATGGAATTCATATGATAGTATGTTACAGTCTATTGACCAAAAGAAACTAAAAAATACAAATATAAAGATTGCAGTTATTGGAGCAAATGGACGCTGTGGTCAAGGTGTACAGAAAATCCTACAACACTTTCATCTAGACTATACAAGTTTTACGAGAAATAGTAGTATTGATATAGTTAATACATATGATCTTGTATTTAATTGTATAGTATTAGATCCATCCTATAATCAAGTATGGTTTTCCAATAAATCAGAATATAGGAAAGATTGTACAATTGTCGATATAAGTTGTGATTATGCAAGTAAGAATAATCCAATTGCAATTTATAATACACCTACAACATGGGAAAATCCGGTCTTTCATTATAATTCATATATAAATATTATTGCAATTCCTAATCTACCCTCACTACTACCAAAAGAAAGTTCAAACGAGTTTTCAGAAGATCTTACAAAGTTACTCTTAGAGTATGAAAAAGACACAAACTACACATGGAAAAATAACCTACACCACTATTTTAAAAATATAAAGTATATTTAGAGAATTAGTATGTCAGATATAATGAATTCATTTTTACAAGGTTTCAAATCTCTTAAAATGAATCAAAACAAGCAAATGAAGCCTAGAGGAAATGAACAACTTCCTATGCCGAATAATTCATCAAGACCTTCATCACCTGCTAATATTACTAATACACCGACATTATCTAACCCTGTTGTTACCACTTCCAATATAAGACAAGGTGGTCGCAGAAATACGCGTAAATCCCGACGCAGCAGCCGCAAAAGAAGCAGCAGCCGCAAAAGACGCAGCAGCCGCAAAAGACGCAGCAGCCGCAAAAGACGCAGCAGCAATAACAGACGCACCAGAAGTCGGTAAAAAACTTATAAAATATACTAGTTATTTATTACATATTTGACCCATATCTTCGCTTAATTGACTTAATCCTACTAGATTCTGAAACAGTAGGAAGAAGCATTCTTTTCTTATTCAGCAATACCTTATATTGTGCACGACGAAGACGTAGTTCTTTTACAAGAATTGGAAATTCCATATTATCATTTATATCTGCATTTCTCAATTCAAATTCTCGTCGTATAATTATGTTCTTATAACCTCGTAGTTCATTATTCAGTGCGTTTTTATAATAATCTGGATCTGTATATAATTTATTTTTTTCATCAAATTCTTCCATATCTTTTATAGCTAAACTCATAAGATTAGGAGTAAATACCTTTGTAGACATGATTGCATCATCCATGTCTATAAATTGATTTGACATATTTACTTATACTATATTTTTAATAATAGTGTAGTATCAATTTTACTAATATATAAAAATTGATAGTTAGTACAACCACTATATTACTAATATGAGCGTTAAATTTACTAACGACTTGGAACAACTCAAACAAGATGTTCGAGAAATTCGGAATAGAGTACCACTAATCCAAGAACATCTGAATACTATACAGAATATTACAGGACAAAAAGGACAAAAAGGACAAAAAGGACAAAAAAAGCAAACAACTCAGGGAAGTAAAAATGCATCTGATGGTATTAAGGTAGAAACTATCTTCTGTAGTCAACCATCTATTATTTCTGCATTGAATACATATTTCAATAAACCTATCAAGTCTATTATACCTGTTCCAAGTATTCCGTATAAAAAGAAGAGTGATGTGTATGTGGAATTTGAAGACACTACAAGAATAAATATTCAAATAAAGAACGGAAGGATTGCTGATGATGGTCGTGGACATAGTGTTGATCGCCGCGAATGTAATTTATTCTCACAAATCTCACCTGACTTTGAAAAAATTCTCAGAATTGTATGTCTGAAAAAAGAAGGAGAACGGAGCATTAACATTGATAAAACTATTAGTCAAGAAGTTGTAAATCGGTGTATTCTTGGAATGGAAGAATCAACAAAACCGAATTATTTCGTACATACTGTTATGAATGATGATAATAGTATTGAATCGCTAGGAATATCAACATCAGAAGATTTTATGAAACAAGTACATGATAACTTATATGCACACATGGTATCTAAGATAACATGTGTACACCTGAGTCCAAATATCTACTTTCAAAGAAAGGGAGGTACAAAAAACGAGTCAAGGCCGAACCATATTCAAATGAAGTTAAAACTTACAAATAACTTTGCTTCAATATTTAGAAAGCTTTTGTAAAATACTTTTCAATTGCTGGTATAAAACTTTGTGGAACATTGACAACAATACTATTTCCTAGACAAAATAACATATCTTCTGTAGATATACCACTAGGAATCTTATAATCAGTAGGAAATCCAAACATACCTAGTGTTTCTTTTACAGAAAGACGACGTATAACATTGCCGACCTTATATAGACCCGTTTTAGCTCCAGGACCACCACTACTTGCACAGACAGTAATACCAACACTACTAATATCATAGACTCGTTCACCTTGTCGTCCACCTTTTTTTGTCTTATTAGACATTACATCAAAGAGTATACGTGGTTTTCCTTGTTGTAAGACAGATTTCTTTGCTTCAAGATAGTAGTTACCAGAATTCCATGCTTCATTAATACTAGTATCAATAATACTTGATACAGGGACAAACCTTTTTACAGGTTCTGGGATAACAAATGCTTTCTTAGATGCTACAATAAAGATACGTTGACGTGCTTGAGGACTAGCATAGTTGGCAGAATTAAGTATGCGTGATGTCACTAGATAACCTCGTTTTTGCAGTTCAGAACATATTTTCAAGTATGTATTTCCGTTATCATGTGTTTTGAGATTTTTTACATTTTCTAAAATACACATGTGTGGATTCTTAACATCTATAATTTTCAGAATATTATAGAATAAGTTTCCTTTTTCTTTATCATTGAATCCTTCTCCATTCCCAGCAATACTAAAAGGTTGACAAGGAAAACCAGCACATAGTAGTTCAAAATCAGGTAGTAAACTAGGATTGAGTTTGCATATATCTCCTTCAGGTTTTATACAGTAGTTTGCCTCGTATATCTTTCTTATACCTTCATCTATATCACAAGCAAATACACATTTGAACTTATTAGAAGTATTAAATGCAGTGTGAAATGCACCAAGTCCACAGAATAAGTCAATATAGCGTATAGTAGACTTTTGTTGCAAAATCTTGTTTACCTTTTCCAGTAAATCATTGCATTGTATAACTAGATTTTCTAACTTTCCTTCAAGTTCTTCTATTTTATTCTCTATTCTAATCTATGTAACATAGATATTTTAAATTATATAACCAATTTTTATCTGATTAGTTATATAATTGTAATTAATATCTTAGAATCCAGGAGGACCTACTTGAAGATCAACATCAGATGACTTTGAAACTGCGGTTGTTGTTGTACTAGCTACACTAGAAACGGTAGTTGTAACATTATCGGTGATTTTTACCATAGATTCGGGAACAAATGTCCATAAGATAGCAACAAAGATTCCGCCAAGAATAGCATCACGAATAATTCCTTTAACTTTTATAGGTTCATCATTTTCTGAAGAATAATGTTGAAATCCAGCACTTGCAGCGGCGACAATACATGCTCCAATAAGAATGCTGATCCATAAACTTGATTTTGAGAGGTCTAGGTCCATATTCTGACAAAAAACATTAAAGCAAAGTATATGATTTAACGCACTTATAGTTGTTCATAGTCATTATTTGATAGATCTTCATTAGGATAGTAGGTTAGATCCTCAAAATCTGATAAAGGTTCACGATCATCATCTACAAAGTTAATATTGTCGGAAGATGGATTTGTGGATTCAATATAGTTAATATCAGTTACTCCACCTTTTTTCTCAATAACTTGGTCATAGTTTGTAAAACGAACAATAGGTTCAGTATCAATGATTAGTGTTTGTGCTGTTTGTACAGGGGCTTGTTCTGATACAGGAGCAGGAACAGAAACTTCAGGTAGATCTATTTTTTCAATTACAGGAATTGTTGAGATTACTTTTGTTTCTTTCTTGACTTCCTCTTCTTTCTTGACTTCCTCTTCCTTTTTGACTTCCTCTTCTTTCTTGACTTCATCTTCTTTCTTGACTTCATCTTCTTTCTTGAATTCATCTTCTTTCTTGACTTCCTCTTCTTTGACTTCAATCTTCACTTCCTCCTTTTCCTTTTCCTCTTCTTTTTCATCTTCATCTTCAGCATCAGCATCGGTACCTGCATCAGGTTCAGCAAGATAGTCCTTGAGTATATTCTTCACTGGAAGAAGTCCACGAATCGCTTGACCAATTCCATCATGTAGTAGTCCTTCAATTTGACGATGGTTCTTTTGTTTTTCAATAGGACTTAGTTCATTATGAAATAAGTAAGCAGAAGACCATAATAGACGACTGCACTCACTTAAAGCACGATGTAGAAAGTGATCGAGTTTCGGAATCGTAATCTGTACACGTTTATTCTTGTTTCCAAGACGAATCGCTGTTAAAACCTTCGTATGAGCAATAAATACCGCAGTTACAAGTTCTTCAAGATAGTCACACTGAATTTCGCTGATACACTTTTGCACTTCACGTTGAACTTTATCCACATTCCATTCGGGGACTTGGCTCAGTAATTCTTGGAACTTCCAGAGTTGACGTTTTTGATTTGATTCTTCATCAGAAGCTTGTTTTAGACAATTCATAAAAAAACGATGAAAACTAGGTACAATGAATAAGGTAAGTTGTTTTGTATATTCACCTTTGGCCTCGGCGTATACGGATGCAGTAGAATCATAACTGTCCATAGTACTCTAAATCATTTATTTGTTTCGTTTGGCTTTGCTAAAACGCGTTTGAGTGCTAGTTCAGTAAGAATTAACCAAAGATTTATACCATCACCAAATTTCTTATAATAGTATATTTGTTCATCAACTGTTACAGATTTTAATTCTTTATGTAAAAGAACATCAGGAAAATATCCATATTGTCGAGCATGTTGAATATTTACACATATCTCCTTTACAGTAAATCCAGGACTCCAAACTCTCATTTTTTGTTCTAAATTATGACGAATTTTACGTATTTCACCATATCCACGTTTCTCCAGCTGTTGAATTGAATCTTGTTTACGAAAACTTATATTTGGCATACAAATTCTCAGACATCGACTTAAAAGCGGAGGATTCATGGTTACTTCATCACGAACTTCTAGTGCAAACTCTACATTTGATGTTGCTGTTTCAAGAATTCGCCGTAAAAATGCTTGTGCATCCGTAGTCAGTGTATCAGCACCTTCGAGCCAAATAAGCGTAGGTTCCTTACTACGATGTTGACTAAATAAGTAGGCACGACCTTGACGTAGGCTTCTATCAGTACGAATGGAGTGGCGTATAAGTCTTGCTCCACGACTTAGGGCACGATTACGAATCCATGTACTTTTTCCTGAACCACTAGGTCCACTCACTAAAAAAGCGAGTTTCATTATTTAATATTACTAGAAGAATGCTTAAGCCGTTATAAATTATATAACAGATTAAATAATACGCAGTAGTCTAACCTAGTAGGCCATAGCAGCAATACGATGTAGACTTTTTTGTAAAGGATTATTGTCAACTGCTTCGACAATATCTTTTGTAAGACGTTCAGCTGACACATCAAGATGTAGCGGTACACGATACTTAATTTGACCAATATCACCAGGTCCAGGAGGTAGGGATTCAACACGATTTCCAGCATTTACACGGTCATTAATATCATCGGTATTAATACGTTTTGCAGTCTGTTTTCCAGGTCTAGCCTCAAAGACAGCAACATTTCCATTTCCAGCAATTGGCTTACGTCCACGAGCAATTTGTTCCTTATTCGGATTTGTTCTCATGTTATAGGCAAAGTCTTCATTCATATAGCCCCATGAAGAATTTGCACCAGCACCATAGTATTGGCGATCACTGAGTTGTGCCTTTTGTGTGGGTCTAGCAATATCCTTCGGATCATATACAGTTAGACGATTTGGAGCACTTGCAGAAGAAGCTACACCACGGTAGTTCCAGTTTACTGTTGTTTCCTTTACAGTGGTTCTAGCAACGTCATTCGGGTCCCATACAGTTACAGAAGGGGCACCACCACTAGGTCCAGCAGGACCAAAGTCACTTACACCATCTTCCATTTCGGCACGGCGAGTAGGTCTAGCATCATCAAGATAGTGAGTAGTGACTTGACCAGCTTCGGCAGGTACAACATTGAGACCCATTGTGCGTTCACTAGTAGCTGTACGTTCATTTGGACGATTTTCCCAGCTTCCGCGTCCATAGTCCGCCATTTCAGAATCAGGATTATTTGTATACCATGCAGATGAATCAGCATTACGATATCCAGCACCACCATATTGCTGTGTCATTGGAGTACGATAGGAACCAGCAACGTAGCTTTGGTAGGTATCTTGACCAGCGGCAGGACCAAAGACTTCGGAAGTTGTATCTGTACGTGTTGTGTGCGGTAAAATCTGTACAGGGCGTACAGCTTCTTTAACAAGATCAACTGGGGCAGCTCCACCTGCACGAGCATTTGTTTCATCAATATAAAATTTATCAGGACGATATTTGCGAACTTCACCAGGACTATCCATTGAAGCACCAATAAAGTGTTGACCAGGAATAACTGGTTGATCATAGGATACTTTCGGATTATTAGCAGTACGAAGTTCATCGGTTGTTCTAGGTCTCATAATTTCATTAATTTCGAGTTGTTGGAATCCACCCTTTCCAAGCATACCATAGCCTTCACCAACACCTGAACCAACGTGGGTAGGTTCAAAAGGACGTTCACCTCTACGAGCAACAGGAGTATTAATACGACTTTCGATAAAGTCAGTGCTTGATTCCAGTCCAAAGGGATTTCCAAAGGGACGTTGATAGTCAAACATAGTTTCGACTTCTTTCTTAGCAATTTGGGTATAACCAGCACCAGTAAATGTATCGAGTACAGAATTATTTGCATTTGCTCTCATATTTTGTTTCACACGACCACCAAAAAAAGGAACCATGTTATTATGTTTAAATTCATTTGCAGGTATACTTTGTCCACTCAAACTACTTTGTACATCTCCAGAAACATAATTAGGATTTTCTTCAAGTCCAGCGGGATTTAATCTTACTTGTGGAGTAAAATCTTCAACGGTAGTGGGTTTAGGTTTCTGAGACTCAGATACTCTAGGAACAGCTAGTGGAGGTTGTTGTGTAGCATATCCTACAGGCATTCCATAAGGTCCGGGTGAAGGTTCAGAAGGATATGTTCGTCCATTGGGTGTTGAATAAAATAAATCAAGTTCAGGTGAAGGGGCAACAGCAGAAGCACCTTGAGGAGTTTGGGCAAGAGCAGAACTAGGAGGAGATTTTAAGGCAACTGTTTTACTTCCGGGTTTCAATGTCATGGATTCATTTGACTTTGTTTTAAATCCTTCAGATTTCTTATTTCCAGCGAGTCGGGATACTGCATATCCTAGACCTACAAGGCCTGCAAAAGCAAGTGCCTCCATATCTA